CCATTGATCCCGATCCGATGCTACCGTCACCGGAATCGACACCGCATCACGCATCGCCTTCACACAATCGGCCACCAACTGCGGATGCCCCATCAGGCACGCACCGATCATATTGTTCTGCACTCGATCACTCGGGCAGCCGACGTTCAGGTTTACCTCGTCGTAGCCGTGGTCCTGGGCCATGCGGGCACAGGCGGCCAGGTCCAGTGGGACACTGCCGCCGAGTTGCAGGGCGAGCGGATGCTCGGCTTCGTTGTGACGCAAGAAACGGTCGTGGTCGCCGTTGAGCAGCGCGCCGGTGGTGACCATTTCGGTGTAGAGCAGTGCGTGCTTGGAGAGCAGTCGCAGGAAGAAACGGCAGTGGCGGTCGGTCCAGTCCATCATCGGCGCCACGCTAAAGCGGCGAGACGGCTCGGAACGGGTATGGCTAGAGTTTACGGGCGCTTCAGCTTTTTCGAAGTTCATTGATACTGATCTTTTATACAGCGGTTTTTACCCATTTTTCCTTGTCTTTCGAAGTCGGTTGCTACAATGTAGCAAGCGAATTCGGCAATGTAGCAACTGGAAATGGGCACGATTACATCACGCAAGCGCAAGGACAACTCGACGGCCTACACGGCGCAGATACGGATCAATCGGGACGGGCGCACAGTTTATCAGGAAAGCCAAACCTTCGACCGAAAGCAGGTAGCCCAGGCTTGGATCAAACGGCGTGAGACGGAGCTGGCTGAGCCTGGTGCGATTGAGCGCGCAAACCGTAAGGGTGTGACGATCAGGAAGATGATCGAGCAGTATCTGGACGAGTACGAGAAGATCCGGCCGCTGGGCAAGACCAAGAACGCGACGTTGAAGGCTATCAAGGATACCTGGTTGGGCGACCTCGACGACTCGGCTCTGACCAGTCAGAAGCTCGTGGAGTTCGCACAGTGGCGGATGAGTAAAGAGGGTGGCGGTGTTCAGGCGCAGACGGTCGGTAATGATCTCTCGCACCTGGGTGCGGTCCTGTCCGTGGCGCGACCGGCGTGGGGCTACGAGGTAGATCCACTGGCCATGCCTGACGCACGCAAGGTGTTGCGAAAACTGGGCATGGTGAGCAAGAGCAAGGAGCGTAACCGTCGTCCGACGCTCGAGGAGCTAGACAAGTTGATGAAGCACTTTTTCGAAATGCAGCTGCGTCGCCCCGAGTCTATCAACATGCCGAAAATGATAGCGTTTGCTCTCTTCTCGACGCGCCGACAGGAGGAGATCACGCGGATTCGCTGGGATGATCTCGACGAGTCCCGGCAGGCCGTCCTGGTGCGTGACATGAAGAACCCCGGACAGAAGATCGGCAACGATGTGTGGTGCCATTTGCCGGATGAGGCCTGGGCGATCCTGCAGAGCATGCCCAGGACCGAGCGGGAGATCTTCCCGTACAACTCCAGGTCGGTGTCGGCCTCCTTCACGCGGGCGTGTCCGTTGCTTGGGATCGATGATCTACATTTCCACGATCTACGACATGAGGGCGTTAGCTGGCTCTTTGAGATGGGCTGGGACATCCCTCTGGTATCCAGTGTCTCTGGTCATAGAGACTGGAACTCGTTACGTCGCTACACTCATCTCCGTGGACGGGGTAATAGGTACAAAAAGTGGGTCTGGTTGGATAGGGTATTAACCATGAGCACTGAATAAAAAAGTTGTTATGTTTTGTCAATGTCCCTTTGTTCGATGAATAAAAAGTAGCGTCATGGGTGATAAATGGAATTGAAAATTGTATGGTGGAATACTGGGATGTCTCCGCCGACGACGAGAAAAATAAAGGATAAGAGAGGTTCTGAAGGGCTCACAACTGTATTGCGGCACCTACTGATTGATGATGGGGTTGATTTGTTAGGGCTGTGTGAGGTCGCGCCTTTGGAAATATCAGTTATTGATGCTTTGTTGGGGGATTGTGGGCTAGAAGATTATAAAGTTCAGTCTCTGTATAATTCTGTTGGTAATAGCGTTAATGATTTTTGTATTGTGTTTAATGATAAAAAGTTGAAGTATTTGGATCATCAGTTTGTAAATCGACGCGACGAAAATCGAGTGTTCTATAAAGCCGGGGTTAAAGTAAGGCTTGTTGCCTGCGAGGGAACGGTTTTTAATGTTTATCTTTCTCACTGGCAGAGCAGACGCTCGATGCATGATAAACCCCATAGGGCTGGATTGGGTAGCACTTTAAGAGATTCTATAAATTCGGTGTTTCAGGCTACGGGGGAAAATTCCCATGTCATTTTAATGGGCGATTTTAACGATGATCCATATGAAGACTCGATGACTCACCACCTGAAGGCAACGCGTGATAAAAATTTTGTTCTGGCGAATAAGCGTGTCCTGTATAACCCCTTTTGGAGAGAGATGGGAGCTTTGATTCCATATGTGCATACTGATAGGTCCGTATGGGATTACCCTTACGGTACCTGTTATTACAAGAATCATAGCGAGATGACCTTCTGGAAAACTTTCGATCAAATATTGTTTTCCTCATCGTTCTTTGGTAAGAATAATTGGCATCTGTCGGAAGGAGCGACTAAAATATATTCTCTAGTTGAGTTTGGTCGCTACTTTGAGGATTGGAGCAAGGTGTCTGATCATTTGCCGGTTTCAACAAAGGTTATGAGGGTCTGATATGTTCGATTTTGTTGGGGCATTCAAGCGAGGCGTTAAGGCGGCAAAGGATCTTAATAAGCACCAACTTGAAGTTGAAGAGGTTTTTCATGAGTTGTCAAGAAAGTTTCTGATTGCGACGGATGGTGAATTTGAAATAGTGCGTTCTAGTTCATTTGCATCAGGGGTTTCGGCAGCGTTAGAAGTTTTGAGTGGTGCTCCTCTAAACTCGCAGACTCAAACTGGTGGGTCAATACTCATACGGTCCAGAAGCAATGCTAATTTAAGTGCGAAAATTGCCAATTGGATTAAACATCCAAAAGGTTTTACTTTTGTACTCCACTTTGAGCAGCGAGAGATTATTTCGAAGAGTCAGGCGGAGTTGGGCGCTGCATTAGAAGAGCTTTTGAGCGCTCCAGTTGTAGGAAAGGCTTATTTGAATCTTCTGAGTTCACTTAAAAATAGTCGTAAAGAAAAAGAAGAAGTTGTCCAAAACCGTCCATTGAGAGTGACAAAAGAGGCGGCTACTTTGGCCGTAGCGAAACCTGTTGTTGTCAAGGTAGCGGCGAAGCATGCAGCGAAACCTGCTGCGGCCAAGGCAGCTGCGAAGTCGGCAGCGGCCAGGGCTGCGGCAAAGCCTGCAGCGAAATCTGCTGCGGCCAAGGCAGCTGCGAAGCCGGCAGCGGCCAGGACTGCGGCAAAGCCTGTAGCGAAACCTGCAGCGGCAAAGCCCGCGGCGAAACCTGCATCAGTCAAGGCGCCTAAGCCAGCGGCGGCACATGTAGCGAAACCTGCGGTGCCCAAGCAATCCGATGCTCCAAATGCTGATGCGTTGGGTGACGGTGTGAATGAAATGACGCCCGGAACCTCTCAACGTGTGCTCAGTCCAGGTGCGAGTCCCACAAACTAAGGCTTAGCATATGTAATGCTAGATATAAATAATGGGGCCAAAGCCCCATTATTTATGCAGCTCGTCCCATAAGCTTGTTTTGTTCCTTCGCAGCCTTTTCCCTTTGTCGGTCGATGTAGTCTGCTAAATCTTTGATATGAATCCCCAATGCCGCTTTCTGAGTGTCGGCCCCTAATCTAATTATTGGGACGTCAATCTCGCCATCAAGACGCTTTCGTTTGAATTTTTCTACAGTTAAGTTCATGTAGTCTTCACAGACGCGATTCAGCGGAATAACGGCTTGCCCATCGTATTGGGCCATCAGCAGAAAAAGAGTATTCATTAGGGCTCCAAAAAAAGATGCACATACCCCTGGGCAAGCTGCGCGGGCGGGCGATTCTGAGCGATTAGCGTTGCATTGGGTGTGGCTGCCTCGCGCAGCTTTTCGTGGGGTATGAGCGCCTCGGTGGTGCTGCTGGCAGAAGCAATAATGCCTGCTGCTGCGCAGCAGAGGCTGTTTGTTTCTGGTGTGTCGACGCTTGTTCTCTCGCAGAGCAAAGCGGTCGTGGATTGGGTGTCGTGCTGTTCCTGTTGCATGCCGCTTTCCTCCGAGGTTCGAGTGCGCGTTGGTTCATCAGCCGCTGGTGGGGCATGAGCCGGGGTGCGGTGGGTGTTGGATTGGGTGCAGATCTGGCTCATGCGGCGTTCTCCTGATCTGCTGGCTTTAATAGCGCTGCGATGGCGAGCGCCTCATCGCGCAAGGCGTGGGTTTCGCGTTCGAGTTTTTTCCCCGTGGGGAAGGCGGCGAACGTCTCGGCCGCGATCCGAAGTTTCTCGGCAATCTCCAGCAGAGTGATCCGTGCAGGTTCTCCAAGTTGCGAGGCCTCTACGGCGCGTTTGTAAAAGTCGTAGAGTTGTTCGTGTTTGTTTTGAGCCTGCTTGAGCGATAGCCTGAGGTTGCGGATCTCTTCAGATTTGTCAGCGCTCTGAACGGCTATGCCTTCGCTGTAGCCTTCTGAATAGCCCTCAGTCAGGCCGTTGCTGAATCCGTTCCGATAGGCGAGCCAGTAACCGCCGGCGATCATTAGGACGATTGCTATCAGCGCGTAGATCTGAACTGCAGTCATGTGGTGTGCTCCTGGTGATGTCATTGGCTGGTGGTGGCAGCCGTTCAGTTTTGGGTGTTACTCGGTGGATTCTTCCTGCTGTCGCTGCATATCTTCGTCAGCCTTGTAGGCGCGGATGTCGATCAGTGAGGCGACGTGCCGGATGTGGGCGTACTTCGGTGCCTTTCGACTGGTGTCCAGCGTGGTGATGGGGAGCTGGATGCGGCCGCTGCTGATCTCGGCCACGAACGACTGTTCGTTGAGGTTGCGAAAGTACTGCTCGCGCACTTTGTCCAGCGGGATCAGCACGTCGCCGAAGATGCGATAGAGCAGTTCGACGGTGGCTGATTCCGGTGCTGGGTGCAGGCGAAGCGGGTTTTGTGCTGTGTTACTCATGGCTTTGTTGGGCCTCCTTGCGTTGTGTTCTTGCCGGGTGGTTCCAGGCGTTCAGGCAGTGGCGTTTGGTCAGCTCCCGCAGATGCTCCGGCACTTCGAGGAGCGCGGCGTTGCGCTCCTCGCGTGTACGCATGGCGACGATCTGGCGGGCGTACTCTCTAGGCCACGTCACGGCTGTCTACCGGGATGGCGGGTAGATCCAATCCCAGTTGCTCGGCCAGCCAGCGGATGCCGGGTTGTTTGACCCGGGTTGATTGGCTGTACTGCATGCCGAGCTGCTCGTGATACCAATGGCCGTCCTTGACCTTCAGGTAATCGCGGTCGCGGTCGGGGTAAGCCGGTAGGTTGCGTTCGTTGAGCAGACCCTTTTCCCGCATCTGGCTGATGAGTTTGGGTCGGGTTAGGCCGAGGTGGTTTGCGGCTTGGGCGAGTGTGCGATCCATGACATCCCCCTCAAACGGCGTGCGCAGCAGGCGTTGCTGCAACAGCTAAGTGGTTGATGGACTCGGTGACCTTGCCGTAGATCTCGACATCGGTGCCGCACACGGTGAAGCACTTGGTGTGTGGGCTCTTTACGCCGATGCTGAGAATGGTGGTGACGCCTGGGCGTGTGTGGGTGCGGTGCACCGCGACGTGCAGGGGGACGTCGAAGCCCATATCGAGACTCAGTACGCCGCCGGTGCGCACCAACTCGAGCACGCGTTGTTTGTCCTGGACTTCAAACCGACCGTATTCGCGACTTGCGTGAGAAAGTTGCACCTGGTCGCTGGTGTTGCTCGGGTCGAACGGACCGTTGGCAATTTCTTCGATGAAGTCGGCCAGCTTGAGATGCATCTTCTTGCCGTTTTTCAAGGTCAGCGTGTGGCGTTCACTGCCCAGTTCGACGACGAAAATGGTCTCCGATGTGCCACGTTCAACCTTGAGACGGAACGCCAAGGATTCACGTTTGGGGGTCGACCTCAAGACGTGATTGAAGGTCTCGGTCAGGTTGGCCTGGGCATTGAGCAACTGCAGGGTGCGGTTGTCGAGTTTGAACTTTCTCATGCTGCGTGCCCTCCGCCGTTCGGGTCGAAAGGGGCGGGGGCTGTACGGGCTTTCTGCTTCGGTTTGGTGGTGACAAACGAGCAGCCGCATTCGCGGGCCAAGCGGCGTATTTCGAAGATGCGGAACGGGTCAGCAGCGGCCGGATGGACGTGCAGGGTGGCTGTGGCGTGCATGGTATTGCCTCGCTCTGTGGTGGAAGAGTGAGGTCAAATATCAATCATTGGTTGCGATAAATCAACTATTGGTTGATATATGAGGCTGACCTGAAAATATTTTTCCCGTTGGGCGGTCAAAAGCTATCCTTCAGGAACCCGTTTGTAGATATCCACCGGAGCGTTCTGTATGGGATGGCCAGGCGAGCAGTTGCTCGGGAAAATGTGGGACACGCTTGCTGATAGAGGGATCGGAGGATGGCTTAAGCCTGGTCAGATCAGACGGGAAGCCTTAGCCAATATCGAGATGGAAAGGGCGAAGATATTAGCCAATGCTCAAGCCCAACGAGATGCTGAAGATATAAAGGAAGGGCGGAAGTCAATTTCCGACTTTTCAACAACTATCGACTTCAAAAAGGCCGTATTGTCCAATGACAGATCATTGCGCATAGAGCCGTCGTTGGATTACCAGTTGGCTTATGACGTGGGTCGCGATCGATTAATTCATGATTCTGTTCGTCAAGAGGTGAACGTTGCCAAGGCAATAATTCATGCGGAAGAAACTCTTCGGAATGATGCGGATCCCGCCCCGGAAGAAATTATTGATGAGGATTGGCTGTACAGGTGGCGAGACTACACCGGTGAAGTCTCAAATGATGATCTGCAGAAAATTTGGGGAAGGCTTCTGGCTGGTGAGGTCAAGGCACCAGGTTCTTACTCGTTAAGGTGTCTCGATTTTTTAAGAAATTTATCTCAGGCTGAAGCAAAGTTGATAGAGCAGCTGTCAAGTTTGGTATTCATGTCTGCGGTTTGGCGTCCGGATGACACAGCTTACAAGTTGCCAGTGTCATTTAAGGAGATTCTCGAGTTACAGGAAATCGGAATTGTTTCAGGTGCTGAGGCGATGGGACTTACTATTCAGTTTTTTGACGACAGTCCAGATCACTCGCAGTTTTGGAAGGCCTTGATTTGCCACGATAAGTGTCTAATAGTCAATCATGTCAATAAAGCTTCAAGGCTGTCTCTGAAAGTCTATGCTGTAACCAAGTTAGGGCTTCAACTCATGACTTTGGGTCAGTTTAAGGCTGATAATTCGTATTTGGAGGCTCTGGGGAAACACATCATTTCGCAAGGTTATGAGGTGTCTGTAGCTGATGTTGTTGAAGATGGTGAAGGTTATATTAAGTGGGCAAATGAGCGAAAGTTGGCTGTTACTCAGGAGTGAAGGCGCCTACAACCTTTCCACAGATGTGCGTTTCCTCAGTTATATCGATAATAGGATACTGTGGATTGATAGGTCGAAGAAACTGACGGCCAGCATCTTCAACTAGCACTTTAAAAGTTACTTCGTTTGTCCGAGGTACTCTTGCTATCACTCTATCTCCAGTATTAGCTTCAACTTCTGGGTCGATAAAAATGATACAACCTGCAGGGTAGCTTCTGCCTGGCCCTGGGTTAGTCATAGAGTCCCCCCTTACCTTCAATGCAAAACCGCTTTGACTGATGGATACCGGACAGGAAATCCAAGTGTCCACCTCGTACGGTTCAAAATTTACTACCTCACACCAAGCACCCGCCTGTACCCAAGAAATTAGTGGCACCTTGCCGAAATGTCCCGATACCTCAACGACATTGCTTATCTCGTCATGGGCAGGGTTCGTTGCGACGATTCGAGAGCCTTCGGCTTTAGGCTGCACGCCGTATTCAAGCCACTCCCGGCGTATCTTCAGCCATGAACAAAGCGCAACCATGCTGTCTGCTTCGGCTATGGCCTCGCCGTTCAGCCATTTGCTGATGGCTTGTGTGGTCTTATCAACACCCACAGTCTTCAACTGGCGATGGATGTCCACGCCACGACCCCGGCTGCGTACGCCGGCATCGTCGAGGGCTTCGTGTAAACGCGCGCTGAAGGCGGCGCGTAATGCATTTTTATCAACCATAGGTTGAGAGTGCCATGGAGCTTGCGCAATAGTCAGTTGATGTTTAATATCAACCGCTAGTTGATAAATGGAGGTTGCCATGTTGGACCCCGCAGATTTTCCGAACGCTATTGCGTTTGCTTTTGAAGCAGTAGGCGGTATTGGGGCCGCCGCTAAGGTTTGCAACAGGAGTTATCAGGCGCTCAACAAGTGGCGTCAGGCGGCTATTCTGCCGCGAACCGACTACACCGGCGAAACCAAATACGCTGTGCTTTTGGCGACAGCTGCAAAGCAGAAGGGCAACTCGTTTGAGTCAGCCTGGTTACTCAATGCATCTGCACCACAGAAAGCTGCTGCATAGCATAGTCAGAAAAAAGGCGACCCAAGGGCCGCCCAGTTCCTCCCGGCACGCACCACCACAGCGCTGTCGGGTCGCGATGAAGATAGGCGGGCACACCACATGCTAACCACCTCTCTTTACCGTGCTTTCCAAGGCTCGGAAGCCTTGGTGTTGCTGCCTTTTCCACCACAGATTGGGCAGCTGTTGCGCCAGAGGTGAACGATGGATCGTTTGCCTCGGCACGGTGCCGGTATCGATCTTGAGGATCTAGCCGGCGTTTGGGCCCTTTCAAGCCACGCGGCAAATGTATCACCACTACATGTCGCGCGGCACTGGCAACTTACAAGGATTAATGCCATGAGCCGAATCGCTCTGAGTTCTGTTGAACGGGCGCAGCGGGAAATCCTGCCGCTCGATCTAGCGCTTTACCATGCTGCTCGGGACTATCCCGGCGGCGCCGCTGCAATAGCCGCCACCACCGGCAGAAACGCCACCACGCTGCAGCACAAGCTGTCTCCCACGCACCCCAGCCATACGGTCAATATTCAGGAGTTTGGCGAGATCCTAGAGCTGACCAAGGACCGACGCATTCTGGATGCGGTGCACGCGTTGGTCGGGGATACGACTTGGCAGGAATTGGCCGAGGCGTACACCAACGACATGCCCGAAACCTTGACCACTGGCATTGCTGAGTACTTTCGGCAAGTAGCTGATTTGGCTGATACATGGGCCAAGAGCATCGGCGACGGCGTGGTTAGCGATCACGAACTGGCCGCGATCCGCCTGCAAGTGTTTCGTGGGATTCAAGGGTTGTTGGGAATGTTCAACCGCGCCACGTACGTCAACCAGACGACGCGGGGTGTTGATCGTGGCTGATATTGCTGACTTCGCTAATGACCTGGTGCAGGAGCGTGTTGACCAAGCACTGGCTGCACGTCTTGTCGCCGCCAAGTCTGCCTTGGCGGCGCATTCGTTTCTTTTTTGCGAAACGTGCGATGAGCCGATCCCGGAGGCCCGCCGTTTGGCGCAGCCCGGCTGTACGGAATGCGTGGGATGCCTTGCCATCGCGGAATTGATGGAGGCCCGCCATGCTCGATGAGGTGTTGGAGCAATTCGCGGATTACGGTTTGGAGCCGGCGCAGCCGCTGGTATTTGGCAAGCTGACCCGGTGCAAGACGTCGCAGGACAAGGGCAAGGAAAAGAACGGCTGGTACATCGCCCATGAACATCGCACCGAGAAGGGCGAGACGCTGATTTTCGGCGCGTTCGGTGACTGGCGTTCGGGTGAGTCGCAGAAGATCAAGGTCAAGGCCGGGCGGATGTCACCGGAAGAGCGTGAGGTCATGCGCGCTCGGCAGGAGGAGGCAAAGCGCCGGGCTGCGGAGATCGCGGCCAGTGCGGCACGTCGTGCCGCGAAGCGGGCAGCGGGCATGTTCAAACGCATGCCGGAGAAGGGGCGTAGCGACTATTTGGATCGTAAGCAGATCGTCGGTATCGGTGTTCGGTACGCGCCCCGTACTGGCGCGTTCCTGGTGCCAATGTGCAACGTGCGCGACGAGATTGTCGGGCTGCAGGTGGTGTATCCAACCAAACAGGAAGACACCGGGCGGGACAAGACGTATTGGCCCTACGGGATGGCGAAGGAGGGCGCCTTTCACTTGATCGGGCCGCATCCGGATCCGGGTGAGCCAGTGCTGGTGTGTGAGGGCTACGCCACCGGCGCCAGCCTGCACATGGCGACTTCGCTGACGGTGGCCATCGCGTTTGATGCGGGCAACCTGTTGGTGGTGTGTAAGGCGATGCGCGAGCGTTTCGCCGGCTGCCCGCTGATCATCTGCCGGGACGATGACTGGAAGACCACAAAACCGAACGGCGATGCCTGGAACCCCGGTGAAGAGAAGGCCAACAACGCGGCGCTGATCGTCGGTGGGCAGGTTGTCACGCCGATCTTTTCCGGTGAACGGGAGATCAAGTGGACTGACTTCAATGACCTGCATGTTGCCGAAGGTTTGGAAGCGGTCCGGCGCCAGGTGCTGGCAGTGGTCAAACCGCCGGCTGCTGGTGGCTGGAAGGACATGCTGGCTCGGAGCGAAAGCGGTGCGTTGATTGCGCACATGCAGAACGTCGAGCTGATCCTGGCCAACGATGAACGCTGGGCCGGGGTGATCAGTTACAGCGCTTTCAGTTCGAAGATCGTGAAGTTGCGTGCGGCGCCGTATGGCGGCGGCATGGGCGATTGGGCGGACATTGATGACGTGAGGGTGATGAAGTGGCTCGCGCAGCAGTACAACTTGCGGGTCAAGGCCTCGCATGTGATCGAGGCGGTGAGTGTGGTTGCACATGATCATGCGTTCCATCCAGTGCGACAGTACCTGCGCAAGCTGGAATGGGATCGCGTACCGCGTCTGGAGAGCTGGCTCACAGAAGTCATGGGCGTCAAGGCCACTGATTACTCGTCCAAGGTGGGTAAGCGCTGGATGTTGTCGGCGGTGGCGCGGGTGATGAAGCCCGGCTGTAAGGCTGACTCGGTGATGATCCTTGAGGGCGCGCAGGGGGCCGGTAAGTCGACGGCGATGAGCATTCTCGGCGGCGAGTGGTTTATGGATACGCCGTTCGCCCTAGGCGACAAGGATGGGTTTCAGGCGATCCGGGGCAAGTGGATCGTCGAGCTTGGCGAGCTGGACAGCTTCAACAAGGCCGAGAGCACCAAGGCCAAGCAGTTTTTCTCGGCGTCCACTGACACCTACCGCGAGAGCTACGGCCGCCGCACCATGGACGTGCCGCGTCAGTGCGTGTTCGTGGGGACGACGAACCAAGACGAATACCTCAAGGACGCGACCGGTAACCGGCGGTATTGGCCAGTGGCGTGTACCAAGGTGGATCTGGAGTTGTTGCGCTCGATCCGCGATCAGCTGTGGGCTGAGGCGGTGTTCTGCTACAACGCGGGCGATCTCTGGTGGGTGACGCTGGACGAAGCGGCGATGTTCGGCGAGGAGCAGGACGAGCGTTTTGTGGTGGACGAGTGGGAAGGGCCAATTCTGACTTGGCTGGAAGAGTCGCAGATTGGCGAGACCACCACCGGCAGCGATGTGCTGACCAGTGCGTTGAAACTGGACTTTGGGCATTGGGGCAAGCCTGAGCAGATGCGGGTCGGGGCGATCATGCATCGGTTGGGATGGCGGCGTGTTCGGTTGCCGCCGTTGGTGAAGAGTGGTCAGCGGCCTTGGGCTTACAAAAAGCCGGCAGGGTGGGGTGGGGCTTCGGCGTTGAAGCGCGAAGTGTTTGAGGAGCCTTGCTTCGATGATTAAGGAGATTGATTCGTTGCTGAGGCTATGGGCTCAGGAGCTGCATTCCGAACATTCGAAGGGTGGGCTTGCTGGGGGGAATATGGTTGCCATGATGATGGAGAGTAATGGGCAACTGATCCGTGGGCGGCGTGCCTTCCGGGCGCCGCTGGAGAGTTCTCTCGACATCGAGCTGATCGTGAACAAGCATCTTGCGCCCGACCTGGTAACGGTTGTGCGGGAGCATTACTGCACGCTCGACGTTGATATGCGCTTGCGGTATGCCCATTGCGGTTGCGGCCGCGATACGTACTACCAGCGCCTGCATGACGCACATCTGCAGATCCTTGGCGTGATGATGGGGATGGCTGCGTGACCCCAGGCATTCGTCCGGCTGTTGTTGTCCCACTGGCCCGTCTTGTCCTGCTGCGTTTTGTTGCGGTGGGACAGGTGCGGGCCTTGTCGTTGTTGGGTTGTCCCACCGTCCCGCTACAAAGTGCATCCCGCCCGTGTGAGCGTAGCGGGCAGCAGCACGCGCGTTTCACGCGCACGCGTGTTCTTCAAATTCTTCCTTTACACGAGAAAGGGAATAGATAAGTAGGACAGTGGGGCGAAGCCCCGAATTTAGGCGCTCTGAGGCGTCCCACTTCGATTCCGAATGGTGGGACAGATGGGACGCCGCCGAAACAACAGAATGCCGGGGTGGGATATTCGCCGACATTCGCTAGGCGTTCACCCGGTGTTACCCACTTATTCGCCGGGTGGCATTAAACCGGGGTTGCTGCCACCGGAATCGACCTGTAAAAAGTAGTCATCTTCGATAGGTGCGACCGCAGAGAGCGGCAGGCACCACACCACCAAACCCGGCCATTGCGCCGGGTTTTTTATTGGCTTGGTTTTTTGTACTCGAGCGAATAGCGCAGGTACTTCTTCAAGAACACTGCAGTACCAAGCAATACCAGCACACCGAGAGCGGCAATGTTCAGAGTCAGAACGCGCGTAAGGCTGATGGGGGCATTACTCGTTACCAAGAGGTAGAGGCTATGGGCATGGCTGAATGCGAGTACAGCAAGGCAACACCACACTGCGAAAATTTTGAATTCGATGAGGCGTTTTTCGCTGATGGAAAAGTAAGTGAAAACGGCAGAAAGGAGCGCTAAAACGAATGTCGCTTTTTCCATTGGAGAGTCCCGTCAAACATGAGTTGAAAGGCTTGAGCCTAAGCCTTCTCGGTGACCACCGACAAGTGACTTGCTCTTACGTGTTTTGAACCTGGAGATGTGATGACAAACGAACAACAAGCGCTGGCAGAGATGCCGATTTGGTTAGTGATCGTCCTGGCTCTGGTCGGTGGCGTATCGGGAGAGATGTGGCGCGCCGACAAGGATGGGGCGCGAGGATGGGCATTGTTGCGACGCCTCGCGCTTCGATCCGGTGCCTGCATTGTCTGCGGGGTGTCGGCGATGATGCTGATGATCGCCGCTGGCATGTCGATCTGGACGGCGGGCGCCCTGGGTTGCCTCACTGCGATGGCCGGTGCCGATGTGGCCATCGGGTTGTACGAACGCTGGGCCGCTAAGCGGCTGGGCGTCTGCGAAGTCCCGCCAGCCGGGGGCGAGCAGGGGTGATGCACCGATCTGGGGCGCCGAAAACCGGCGGGGACCCTAGGGGTATTTGAAGGACACGGGGTCGGAAACCCGCGGCTTTTCGTTAGTGGCTGGATTTCAAAGTTAGTTGACCTCAGTTGACTGGTTGACCAGTTGACCGGGCTTGGAGACAGGAGGCTACATGGCTTTTTTGACACGTAAGGAATACGGCGAGCTGAAGGGTTGGTCCAAGCAGCACATCAGCAAACTGATACTCAATAATCGGCTGGTGTTGAACGAAGCCGAGCTGATTGATGTGGATGCAAGCGAGCAATTTTTAGCAATGACACGTGACCCAAGCAAGGTCGGAGTGACTGCTCGGCATACTCAGGACAAGCAGCGCACGGCTGTTGTGCCACCTGTGACTGTGCAGCAATCCGCTCCTGTTGCACAGCCGGCAATTCCCGACTATCAGCGCTCTCGCGCGCGCCGCGAACATGCCCAGGCGGAGCAGATTGAAAGCCAGGTACGCAAAGAAAACGGTTCTTTAGTTGAGGCTGACGTCGTCGATAAAGCCGCCTTCGAGGCTGGGCGCATGCTGCGTGATCTTCTCCTCGGCATGCCGCCGCAGATCGCACCGGAATTGGTAGCGATGACAGATCCCTGGGACATTGAAAAACATCTGACGGCGGCGATTCGTAGAACCCTCGAAGATGCTGAGCGCATGTCCGCCAGTGATCTTTCCCGAGCACTAACCACCAAGAGCTGACCCCTATGCATTTCCCATACGCAGACGGAGCAGAGGTCTACCGTGCGGCGTACCTGCGTGGCTTGCGCCCTGATCCAGATCTTTGGGTCGATGAATGGGCGGATGAATACATGCGAATCCCGCGCAGCGTAGGTGCCGCTGAGCCAGGCCAATATCGAACATCCCGCACGCCCTATGCCCGTGAGCCCATGCGCTGTTTGTCTCCGGCTCACCCGTGCAAACGCGTGGTCACCATGGTGGCTTCGCAACTGATGAAAACCCAGATCGCCCTGAACTGGATCGGCGCCTTGATTCACATGTCGCCATCGAACATTTTGACGCTGCTACCCACGCTCAAGCTCGCTTCACGGGTTTCGTCGCGGATCAGCAAAACGATCGATGCGACGCCCGTACTGCGTGAAAGAGTGGCTGCGCCACGCTCACGTGATGCGAAAAACACCCAGGACACTAAAGAGTTTGAAGGCGGAACGCTGTACGCGGTGACTGCGGGTTCAGCGGCCAACCTGGCGGAGCTAGCCGCACGTTTTATTTATGGTGATGAGATCGACCGCTGGGAAGTCGATGTGGGCAACGAAGGTGACCCGGTCAAGCTGGCCGAGATCCGGGGCAGTACATTTGGCAGGAAGGCCAAGTTTTACTTTTCCAGCTCACCGACCCTCAAGGGTGCGTCGCGTATTGCCGATCTTTTCGCCATGAGCGACCAACGTTATTACTACGTTCCATGTCCTCATTGTCAGCACATGCAAGTGCTGGAGTGGGAGAACCTCAAGTACACCGAGGACTACAGCCGGATTGAATACCTTTGCAGTGGCCCTGATTGTGGTGCACTGATTGAAGAGCATCACAAGGGTGAAATGTTGGCTCGCGGAGAGTGGCGTTCCCATGCTGAAGGGGATGGTGAAACCGTAGGTTTTCATCTCAATGCGCTTTACGCGCCGCTGGGTTGGACGAGTTGGCTGTCGATGGCAAAGGATTACGATGAAGCCGTTATCAAACAGGCCAGTGGTGACCTCGAAGCGATGCAGGTGTTTTTTAACACGCGCCTGGCAAAGGTTTGGGACAGTACTCAGGAACAGACTAAGGCCAGCGTGCTACAGGCTCGTGCATTGCAGGAAGACTACGTGCTGGGCTCCGTTCCGAACGGTGCTCTGATGCTCACAGCATCCGTTGACGTTCAAGCCAATCGGCTCGAGTTCATGGTCATGGGTTGGGGCGTCGGGATGGAGCGTTGGGTCATCGACCATCAGGTGATCATGGGCAACCCTTCGGATGAACAGACCTGGTCTGCGCTGGATGAGAAGTTGAAGGCGCGCTATTGGCATCCCTGCGGCGTCGGGTTGACGATTCTGGCGACCGCGATCGATACGGGTGGTCACCACACCAATGATGTTTATCAGTTTTGTCGCGTCCGCCGGTGGCGCAATGTGTTCGCCATTAAGGGGGCAAGCAAACCCGGGAAACCCCCGATTGCCCAACGGCCCTCGATGGTCGATGTGACGTGGCGAGGCCAAACCGAACGTAACGGCGCCGAGCTGTGGTTCGTCGGTACCGACACCGCAAAGGACTGGATCTACAACCGTTATTCATTCGAATCAGGGCCGGGTGCGTTGCACTTTGCCAAAGATCTGCCGGACGATTTTTTTGCGCAATGCGTGGCCGAGCGCCGAATTACGCGCTACGTAAAAAACAAGCCGGTTACCGAATGGATTAAGGGTAAGGCCGAGCGCAACGAAGCGTTAGACCTCATGGTGTATTGCCTCGCGATGGCGCACTACCTGGGGCTGGATCGATACAAGGAACGTGATTGGGATCGTGTCGCTCAGGCGCTCGCTCAATCTGAGTTGTTTGCCGAAAAGCCGGCCTCCAGTACCCCAGACGAAGTTCAGGAAACCACTGATAGGTTTCCTGTGCACGAGTCAGCTCCGCCACCGGTTGCCCCAGTCGTACAACCGCAACCCGTCGCACCGCCACCTCAACGCCGCAGCTCCACCAGCGGTTACCTGAAGAGACGCTGATATGTCATTTACCCAGAAGCACCTCGACGCGGTTGAGGCGGCCATCGCTCGCGGTGAGAAAACCGTGCGCTATGGCGATCGCACCGTGGAGTACCGATCCATCGACGAGTTGCTCACGGCTCGCGACCAGATCCGCACATCTCTGGTCAATTCGGCCGGGCCGCGTTCGCGCGTGGTTCGGCTGTACCACGGAGGCAAAGGAGTCTAATGGCCCGACACTTTCCGACGTTGACCCGTAACGGATTTGTCCTGCCGTCGAATATCAAGGCCAGTTACGAAGGCGCCGGGGAGGGCCGCCGATCCACTGGCTGGGATGCTCCCGACAACGGGATCAACAGCATCAACACCCCGGCACTGCGTAACCTGCGTTCGCGTTCGCGAGCGGCGGTTCGCAACGACCCGTATGCCTACAACGTGATCGACAAGCGGGTCAGCAATCTGATCGGCACCGGTATCACACCACGACCAAAGACCGACGACGAAGCCCTGCGCAAGTTGCTGCAGGAGCTGTGGGAGGACTGGGTCGATGAGTCGGACGCCGATGAGCGCACCGACTTCTATGGCCAGCAGGCACTGATCGCTCGCACGGTGGAGACCTCCGGCGAGTGCTTTGTTCGCTTGCGACCGCGCAATCTGGACGAGGGGCTGGCGGTGCCGTTGCAGATTCAGGCGCTGGCACCGGAGTTTGTCCCGCACGACAAGTACGAGACTACCAAGAACGGCAACATCATCCGTGCCGGGATCGAGTTCACCCCCGGCGGTAAACGGGCGGCGTACTGGATGTACCTGTCGCATCCGCGTGATGCCTCGTCGCTGAATGCCGGCTACAACCAGTTGGTGCGCGTGCCAGCGTCACAGGTGCTGCACATTTTCGAACCGGTCGAGCCGGGCCAACTGCGCGGCGTGCCGCGACTGTCGCCGGTGCTGAAACGCCTGCGCAGCCTCGACAACTACGACGACGCAGTGCTGTTCCGGCAGGAAGTGGCCAACTTGTTTGCCGGTTTCATCAGTCGCCCGCCGCAGGACTCTGGACCGGTGCCGAGAGATCCCGTCACCGGCCAACCGTTGAGCCTGGACCGTGACGGCTTCACGCCGATGGTGGCGCTGGAGCCCGGCACGATGCAGGAGCTGGGGCCGGGTGAAGAGGTCGAGTTCTCCAAACCGCCAGACGCCGGTAACAACTACCCGGACTTTATGCGGCAACAACTAATGGCCGCTGCTGCGGGAACGGGCACGCCCTACGAGATCCTCACGGGTGACATGCGCGAGGTCAACGACCGGGCGCTGCGTGTGGTGCTCAACGAGTTTCGGCGTCGCCTGGAGCAACTGCAATTCAGCGTTTACGTCCACCAGCTCTGCCGACCCGTTCGGGCCGCGTGGATGGACATGGCGGTGTTGTCGGGAGTTCTGGTGCTGGAGGACTACGCGCAGCGTCGCCGCGAATACCTGCGTACACGGTGGGTGCCGCAAGGTTGGGCCTACATCCAGCCGGTGCAGGACGTACAAGCCCGGCGGATGGAAGTGCAGGCGGGCTTTGCCTCGCGTAGCGAGATGGTCCTGCGCACCGGCTACGACGCGGAAACGGTCGACGCGGAAAACGCCGCCGACCTGGCCCGGGCCACGAAGCTGGGCCTCAACTACACAACCCTTGAAGCCGTCGAGCAGCTCGATGACAAGGAGCAACCATGAGCAAGAAGGCGCGACCGCGCATTTACAACCGGGCCGGCCAGCAGGTCCAGGTGCAGGACAAAACCTGGTACGCCCTGCAATCCAGCGGCGAGGCCGCCGAGCGAGTGATCGAGGTGTTCGTCTACGGCGAGATCGGTGCCTGGGGCATTACTGCCAATCAGTTCGTTCAGGACCTGCGCGCCATGGACGATGGCGTCTCGCAGGTGATCGCGGCGTTCAACAGCATCGGCGGCGACTTGTTTGACGGGTTGGCCATGCACAACGCGCTGTCACGTCTGGGCGAACGCTGCACTGGGCGGATTGATGCACTGGCCGCCAGTGCGGCCAGCGTCGCGGTGTGCGGCGCGCACAAAGTTGTCATCGCAGCCAATGCCATGCTGATGATTCACAACCCATGGACCTATGCGGCCGGAGACGCCGAAGACTTCCGCAAGGTGGCGGACGTGCTTGACCAGACCATGGAGGCGATCATCGCGGCCTACAAGGCGAAGGCGCCGGACATCGATGAGGTCGAGTTGCGGCGGCTGGTTGCTGCTGAGACTTGGCTCACGGCCAACGAAGCCGTGGCCTTGGGCCTGGCCGATGAAGTCGGCGACGGGATCAAGGTCAAGGCCTGCCTCGGCCAGGGTGGTGTGCTCCAGCGTTACCAGCATGCACCGGCCGAACTGCTGGCCCAGCTCGGTGAACCACCCGAGCCGGATCCGGAATTAGTACCTGACGATCCGCCTCTGACGCCGTCGGTGGTCGATGCGGCCAAATTGGCGCTGATGATCACCCAGCGATGCGCCGAGGCAGGCATCAGCAACCTGGTTGCACCGCTGCTCAGCTCGACCAAACTCGAAAGCGAGGAGATTGTTCAGACGGGGCTGACACGCGCCAAGACGGTGAATGACCTGTGTGTGGCCGCTCGCTTGCCGGAGTTCAGTGCCGAGTTCGTCGCGGCCGGTCTGGATGCGGCGGCGGTTCGGGCGCGTCTGTTCGACAAGATCGTCGGCAGTGGCAAGGGCTTTGAAATCGACAACAGCCTGCCGCTGGCCGAAGACCCACCGCCAAAGGTGCAGGCCAAGCAAATCGATCAACCCTCTATCTGGTCGGCACGCCAAGCCGCGCGCACCACTAAACCCCAATCTGCTACAGGAGCAAGACGATGACGATTCAACGAGAGCCGATGCACGCAGGCGAGTTCCTCCTGTCCGAGGCCGCCGGCACCATTTCCCGCGAAGCCATTAACGTCGCGGCAGGGCCGGCGCTGGAGCCGGGTCAGATCCTCGGCCTGGTGAGTACGACCGGTGAGTTCGCCCCGTACAACCCGACCGCCGAAGACGGCAGCGAAAACGCTATCGCCATTCTCTACGGCCCATTGGGCGAATCCGATGTGGTCCGTCGTGGCCGTGCCGTGGTGCGCTTGGCCGAAGTCAGCGAAGTCCATCTCACCGGTCTGGATCCTGCTGCTGAAAAGGCACTGGCCACTCATTTTCTGATCGTCCGCTAAGACGACCACCTTGATTACCGAACCCGCCGAGTGCGGGTTTTTTGCTTTCTGGAGATAGCTTCATGGCTGACATTGAAATCTTTAACGATGACGCGTTTTCGGTCTCTTCACTGACCGCCGCCATCAACGAACAGGAATACCTGCCGGGCCGCATCAGCAGCCTCGGTTTGTTCCAGGAAGAGGGCATCACCACCCTGACGGTACAAATCGAAAAGGATGGCGACACCCTGGCACTGGTGCCAGCGGGCGAGCGCGGCACGTCCGGACTGGTGGTCAGCGGCACCAAGCGCAACCTGATCCCGTTCAACACCGTGCACCTGCCGCAGCGCTTCGCGATCAAGGCTGATGAGATTCAAGGCATCCGCGCTTTTGGTACCCGTTCCGAGTTGCAGGCGGTGCAGGACGTCGTCAACAAACGCCTGGCCAAAGCGCGTCGACAGCTCGATGCGACGCACGAGTTTCAACGCATGGGAGCGCTGAATGGGCAGATCCTTGATGCCGACGGGTCGACGGTTCTGCTGGACATCTACAAAACCTTCGGCGTGACGCGCAAGAAAATGTCCATGGGCCTCAACAGTCCCGATACTGAGTTGCGCGTCAAATGTGGCGAAGCATTGGACCTGCAGGAGGATGCACTGGGCAGTGTCACCAGCAGCGGTTCCCGTGCGCTCTGTGGCAAGAACTTCTGGAACAAGTTGATCGTCCACAAGTCGGTCAAGGAGACGTTCCTCAACAGCCAGCAAGCGGCCGCACTGCGTGGCGATGCCCGTGAAAGCTTCGAGTTTGGCGGCATCGTTTGGGAACGCTATCGTGGCAAGATTGCGGGCGTCACCTTCATCCATGACGACAAGGCGCTGTTGATTCCCGAAGGCGTGCCGGACCTCTACATCTCGGTGTTTGCCCCGGCTGACTACATGGAAACGGTCAACACTGAAGGCGTGCCGTACTACAGCAAGCTCGAACCAATGCCGTTCAACAAGGGCATGTCCGGCGAGGCTCAATCGAACCCGTTGCACCTGTGCACCCGGCCGCTCGCGCAGATCCTGCTGGAGCTCTGACCATGGGCTTTCGCGATCTGATCGCCGAAGTCGACGCGGTGGTGTTCGAGACCCTGGGCGACACTGCGCGGATCGAAGGCCGGGAAGAACCTGTGTTGGGCATGTTCTCGGCGCCCTGGCTGCAGCCGAAGATCGGCAAGCTCAACACCGGCCTGCGTGAACCTCGGTTCGAGATTCGCGTCAGCGATTCGCAGGGCTTGGAGCAGGGCCTGCTCGTCACCATCGAACTGCCTGAATTGGATGGTGGCGGCGAGTATGACCTGCTGCAGCTGGAGCCCAGTGGCGACGGTCTGGTCGCCCTGATCCTGAGGATGCGCGCATGAGCGTCGGCAGCTACTTCAAGCCGTCAGCCGGTGGCGGGATGCTCTCTATCCAGTCCTCGGCTACGGATCTGAAAGCGTTTCAGGACTTCGCCAAGCTGGTACCGAAAGCAGCCGCTGCGGCGCACCGTCGAGCGATCAACAAGACATTGGGTTGGCTGCGCACTCACATTGCCCGGGCCGTTAGCCGGCAAGAGCGCATCGCCGTCGCGGCGGTCCGTCAGCGTTTGCGCAGTTACCCGGTATCCGGTGGAGCCACGAGTGGCAAGTTGTGGTTTGGTCTGAATGCGATTGAGTCCAGTCGAATCGGGCGAGCGCGGCAGTCCAGCAGTGGGGTATCGGTGGCCGGCCGGCGGTATCAAGGGGCCTTCCTCAAGAAGGTCTATGGCAATAAGCCCGACATCTGGATCCGCACTGCGAGCAAGCACTTCAACGCAGCCGACTATCCCGATAGCACGGTGTCGTCGGCCGCCGGTGCCAGCTCGGGATGGGTCGCGGAAAACGGCGATCGCTTTCCACTGGCCAAAGCCAAGGTGTCGCTGGAGCAAGCCCGTCCGCACTTCGACACCTGGGTCAAACGGGCCGACGCGCGTCTGCTGGAGATCCTTCAACAAGAGCTCAACTTTGAGCTGCAGAAATACCTCAAGGGGACGGCCCATGTCTGACGAGCCTTTTATCCTGGACCAGCTGTATCGGGCGATCGAGCAGCACCTGGTGAGCAATCTGTCCGGCATCAAGGCGGTAACGGCGTGGCCCAACATCAAGGACCGCATCGCATTGCCGGTGGTGTTCATTGAGATGGCGGAGATGGAACCGGGGGTTGATATCGGTACCGGCGCGACCAGCCTGATTTGTCGGTTCGAGGCGCGGATCATCGTTGATCCGATCCGCCCGAAGCACTGCCAGCAGGCTGCGCACCTGGCAGCGCAGTTGGCCGTATTGTTGCGCCTGCAAACCTGGGGCTTGGCGGTAGAGCCCGCTGAGTTCGTTCAGGCCACACAAGATTGGACCAAGCCGGAGCTCGACGGTTACGTGGTCTGGCTCGTTGAGTGGACTCACCAGATTTACTTGGGGGCTGAGGAATGGCCGTGGCCGGATGAGCTACCGGGCTCGCTGGTGATCAATGTCGAGCCAGGTGATGGCCCGGTTCATCCGGAGGATCTGTGAGTTACGCCAGTGCGGAACACGACCGCATGATTGCCGCCATGCTGATGCCGTGCGTGGTGGTCGGCGTGGATCTGGCGGCGGCGATGGTCCGGGTATCCAATGGCGAATGGACCAGCGCCTGGGTGCGCTGGCACAGCCTCGCAGCCGGTAAGGCGCGGCATTGGCGGGCGCCGAGCCTGGGCGAGCAAGGGGTGTTGTTCAATCCCAGCGGACAGGCCGGCATGGGCACCTTTATCCCGGGGCTGTACGGCAATGCCGGTGCCCAGCCGGACAACCGCGATCATGTCGAAGTCTGGCGCTTTGACGATGGGGGCTCGCTGATCTACGACTGGCAGGCCAAGACCTACACGATCTCGCTGCCCACCGGAACGGTAACGGTGAAGGTCGGTAGTGCCGAGGTCACCGTTACGGATAACGCCGTGACGGTGAAGGTCGGCGGCACCGAGGCCGCACTGACGTCCGATTCTATGACGGTCACATCGACCGCGATCAAGTTGGTCGCGGCGGTGGAAATCGACGGCCCGTTACACGTCGCGCAGGACATCACCGGCGGCGCCTCGATCCTCGCTGCAGGATCCAGCGACAACCATCACACACACTAACCAATAACCCTATTCATCCCGCCGAGTGCGGGCCTTTTTATGCCTGGAGAAAACATGGCCAAGACCACCGAGCAGCCGGCCACCGATCAGTCGCCGGCGGATCTGCTGCTGACCTTTCGCGACAAGGTGTACATGTCGCGCACCCTGATCATTCCTGACGGCGGTCGCACGCTGTCGGTGGCCAAGGGGCTTGTTGAGGTGTCGGTGTCCGATGAGCAGGCCGTCGCGTACCTGAAGAGCCACCCCGAGCTTGCGCCGCTGAAGGAGTGATTTAGATGATCGGAATGGATCGCCACACCGGCCAACCCATTTCCGGCATTGAGCATCTGCGTCAGTCCATGGGGGATGTCCTGGGCACGCCACTGGGCAGCCGCCGGCACCGGCCGGAGTACGGCAGCAAGGTCCGCTCCTACGTGGACTTGCCCGTCAATGAGGGCTGGAAAAGCTCCGTGCAAGCGGAAGCCATCCGTGCCTTGGAACGCTGGGAACCGCGGTTGAAGCTGGAGCGCGTGCGCGTGCTGTCGGTGCTGGGCGGGCAAATCAATCTGAGCATTGCCGGTGCCTACCTCGGCGATGACTTTCTTGTGGAGGTCAGCGTATGAGCCTGCTAGATCTGTCGGCCCTGCCGGCGCCGGATGTGCTGGAGCCTCTGGACTTTGAGGTGACCTATGAGGAAGGCCTGGGCGTTTTTCGCGGCTACATGGGTGACAATTGGACCGCGATGTTGGAAAGCGACCCAGTCACCAAAGTGATCGAGGTCGGGGCTTACTTTAAGGTCGGGAACCGCGCCCGGGTCAACGATGGCGCCAAGGCGCTGTTACTGGCCCATGCCATCGGCAGCGACCTCGATCAGTTGGGGGCTAATTACAATCTGAAGCGCCTGGTGATTCAGGCCGAGGATCTGACAGCGGTGCCGCCGGTACCGGAAATCAAGGAAAAGGACGATCCGTTTCGCGAACGCATCCAGTTGGCCTTTGAGGGGCTGACCACGGCCGGCCCGCGTAACAGCTACATCCTGCATGCGCGCAATGCCTCCGGGTTGGTAGCAGACGCCACGGCGGAAAGCCCAGCGCCGTGCTGCGTTACGGTAACGGTGCTGAGTTCGGAGGGGGAGGGCGAGGCGAGCCCTGAGCTGTTGGCCATTGTGGCAGCGGACTTGGATGATGAGGATGTGCGGCCGCTGACGGACTGGGTGACGGTGCAGAGTGCGGAGATTATCCGCTACCGCATTGACGCCATTTTGCATATGAGCAGTGCCGGGCCTGAGGGGGATGTCAGTTTGGCCGAGGCCACCAAGCGACTGGCCGCATGGATCAATCCCCGCAAGCGGTTGGGGGTTGAGGTGGCGCGGTCGGCGATTGACGCTCAGTTGCACGTTGCCGGCGTTTCCCGGGTTGAGTTGCCCGGCTGGGTCGACCTGGCTCCGACCAAGGCGCAGGCGGCCTACTGCTTCGACTATGACGTGAAGATGGCGGGGGCGACATGAGAAGTCTGCTGCCCAGCAATAGCACGCAACTGGAGCGCGCCCTGGAGGCGACGCTTTACGAGCGCACAATTGTCCCGCTGCGCACGCTCTACAACGCTGATACCTGCCCGGTGCATCTGCTGCCCCATCTGGCATGGGCGTGGTCAGTCGATCGCTGGGATTACCGGTGGCCCGAAGCGACCAAGCGCGCCGCGATCAAGGCCTCGTTCTACATCCATGCCCACAAGGGGACCATTGGCGCCTTGCGCCGTGTGGTCGAGCCCTTGGGCTACCTGATCGAAATCGTCGAATGGTTCAAGACGGTGCCCAAAGGCGAGCCGGGCACCTTCTCGCTGAAGGTCGGCGTTCTGGATACCGGGATCACCGAAGAAATGTATCAGGAGCTGGAGCGCCTGATCGACGACGCCAAGCCAGTCACCCGGCACCTGACCGGGCTAGCGATCAGCCTCGAAACCCAAGGCAATCTGAACATCAGGGTCGCCCTCTTCGAAGGCGACGAAATCGACGTTTACCCACCGGTGATGCGTGACATTGAGGTCACGGGCCGCTTCGGCGTGGTGGGGCGCGAACACTCCATAGACACCCTGGACGTTTACCATGATTGATGCGAACTCGCAGTTTTTCGCCATCCTCACGAACGTGGGAATGGCAAAGCAGGCGAACGCCGACGCGCTCGGCATTCCCTGGAAGATCACCGAAATGGGCGTGGGCGATGCCAACAACACCGACCCGATCCCCAATGCCGCACAAGCCACGCTGATCAACGAATGGCGGCGTCGGCCGCTGAATCAGCTCAAGGTCGACCCAATCAATCCGGCGGTGCTGATCGCCGAGCAGATTATCCCGGCGGATGAGGGCGGGAAGTGGATTCGCGAAATCGGTCTGTACGACGTCGACGGCGATCTGGTGGCGGTGGCCAACTGCGCGCCGAGTTTCAAGCCGATCCTGTCGCAAGGCTCGGGTCGCACGCAAATCGTGCGCATGAACTTCATCGTCACCAGTACCGGCAACATCACGCTTAAGATCGATCCGGCGATCGTGCTGGCCTCGCGGGCCTACGTCGACGCGGCCATTCTGGAAGTGCTGCCGAAGAACAAGACACCCGGCGAATGGACACGGGTCAAGACCAACGATCGGGGGATTGTGGTATCGGGTGATAACCCGAGCACGTTGGCCGGGATGGGCATCACGGACGCGTTCACCAAGGCCCAAATCGAGGCGATGATTGCGCAGGCCTCGGCGTTACCGGTGGGGGCCACGGTGGCGTTTCCATTGGACAAGGTCGCTCCCGGGTTTCTGGAGCTGGACGGCAGTGTCAAAAGCATTGCGGCCTATCCGGATCTGGCGACGTTCCTCGGTACGGCCTTCAACAAGGGGGACGAAGGCGCTGGTAACTTCCGGCTGCCGGAGTCACGCGGCGAGTTCCTGCGTGGCTGGGACCATGGGCGCGGCGTGGATGCTGGACGTGGCATCGGCACGTATCAGGCCGATGAGTTCAAGTCTCACAACCATCCACCAACTGGGAATGTTGGACAGACCGCGTTTATGACCAACACCTACCCTTCCACTGTGGGGCTGGGAGGTTCAGGGGCTGGATACACCGCGACTCAATATTCGATGGCTACAACGGGAGACAGAGGCGGCATTGAAACCCGTCCACGCAACTTGGCGGTTATGTGGTGCATCAAGGCCTGGAACGCACCGATCAATCAGGGAAATACTGATATCGCTGCCCTGGCTGCTTTGGCGGCGCAGGCCACTGAAACCAATCAGGGTACGGCCAAGGTCGCCAAACAGGAACAGGTGGATGCTGGCACTGATGACTCCACCATCGTCACCCCGAAAAAAATGCGCTGGGGTTTCGCGATCAGCCGCGCAGCCAATGGCTACATCATTCTCCCGACCTGGTTGGGCGGCCTGATTATTCAATGGGCAACAATCGCTACAGCGGCTAATGGACTCGCAACAATAACCCACCCTATTGCATTCCCTACTGCAAAGTTGAAAGTCATAGTTTCGGTGGCCGGCAGCGGGGGCACTTATGCCGTTACATGGGATGACGTCAATGATGATGCTGGAACCCCGCGGACAGCAACGAGAGTTAGATCAACTTTGGCCGGTGCTGTCGCGACGGCAAACGTGCAAGCACTTATTATTGGTTACTAGTTAGGGGGGCTCTATGTTCACTTCAAAATCCACTCGCGGTTTTTACGACGAGTCGATTCACGCCTCGATGCCGGATGACGTGGTGGAAATCTCTGCTGAGAATCATGCAGAGCTGCTGGCGGGCCAGGCGGAAGGCAAGGTTATTGCCTGGGGTGATAATGGCTTTCCAGTGCTGGTTGATCCGCCGTCGCCCAGTGATGAAGAGCTGGCTGCTATCGAACGGGTTTGGCGAGATCAGCGCCTGTCTGAAACAGATGGTGTAGTGACGCGCCATCGCGACGAACTGGAGGAGGGTGTTGAGCCTACATTGACTCCCACGCAGTACGCCGAGCTTCAGGCGTACCGCCGAGCCCTTCGCAGCTGGCCGGAAGCGGGAGAGTTTCCGTTGATTGAGCACCGACCGCCGACGCCTCTTTGGCTGGCTGGTCAGCTCCAATAAACGCCCCGCCCTGACGGGGCGTTTTCTTTTCCGTTACGCGTAACACGAACACCCTCACAGCCTCGCTTATGCGGGGCTTTGTCGTTTCTGGAGATTGCCTTTATGAGTTTCTTTCACGGCGTTACGACCACGCTGCTCGACACCGGCACGCGGACCATTTCGCTGCCCTCGTCGTCGATCATTGGTCTGTGCGACACCTTCACCCCGGGCATCCTCGGCGGCGGTACGGCCAAGGCCGGCGAGCTGAAGTTGATCACCTCCGAGCGCGAAGCCATCGCGGCGTTCGGCGCGGGTTCGGCCATCGCCAAAGCGGCGGCTGCGATCTACGTGCGGGCCAAGGCGGTGATCGTTGCTGTCGGCGTGCCCAAGCTCGAAGACGCCGCGCTGCAAACGTCCGCCATCATTGGTGGCGTTCTTGCCGATGGCCAGCGTACCGGCCTGCAGGCGCTGCTGGACGGCAAGAGCAAGCACAACGCCCAGCCCAAACTGCTGATCGCCCCGGGGCATTCATCGACGCAGGCCGTGGCCACCGCCATGGATGCCCTTGCCGGCAAGTTGCGCGCGATCGCCATCATCGACGGGCCGAATACCACCGATGAGGCCGCCATGGCCTACGCCTTGAACTTCGGCAGTAAGCGGCTGTTTCTGGTCGATCCGGGTGTGCAGTTCTGGGACACGGTCGAGAGCGCGACGGTCGATGCGCCGGGCTCGGCGTGGACAGCTGGCCTGTTCGCCTGGACCGATGCCGAGTACGGCTACTGGGCGTCGCCATCGAACAAGGAGTTTGTCGGCATCACCGGCACGAGCCGTCCGGTCGAGTACCTGGACGGCGACGCTACCTGCCGGGCCAACCTGCTGAACAACGCGAATATCACCACGATTATTCGGGACGGCGGTTTCCGTCTGTGGGGCAACCGCACGCTGTCCAGCGATCCGAAATGGGCGTTCATCACCCGGGTGCGGACTTGCGACATCCTCATGGATGCGGTCCAGGCCGGACACAAGTGGGCGGTCGACCGCTCGATCACCAAGACCTATGTCAAGGACGTGACCGAAGGCCTTCAGGCCTTCATGCGCGACGAGAAAAACCGGGGCGCAGTGATCAATTTCGAAGTCTACGCAGACGATGAAATGAGCACGGCCAGCCAAATCATGCAGGGCAAAGTCTACTGGCGCATCCGTTTCACCGACGTGCCGCCGGCGGAAAACCCGAATTTCCTCTTCGAAGTCACCGATCAATGGGCGACCGAAGTTCTTGAAGCAGCCTAAGGGGGCCGTTCGATGATTCCTCAAGTTCTCTCTAACTGTAACGCGTTCGTCGACGGCATCAGCTTCGCCGGCGACGTGCCGACCCTGTCGCTGCCCAAGCTGACCCAAAAGACCGACGACTATCAGGGCGGCGGCATGTTGTCGCCGGTCGAAATCGCCACGGGCCTGGAAAAGCTGGAAGCGGCGTTTACCACCAACGGCGTGCGTCGCGAGGCGCTGAAGTACTTCGGCCTGGCCGATCAGACCGCCTGCAATATCGTGTTTCGCGGCGCCTTCAAGGGGCTGAAGGGTGCGGTCACGCCGGTGATTGTGACCATGCGCGGCGGCATCAAAGAGGTCGACATGGGCGACTGGAAACCGGCCGACAAGGCTGAAATTAAGCACGCGATCAAGCTGGTCTACTACAAGCTGGAGATCGACGGCCGGGTCATGTACGAGATCGACCCGCTCAACATGGTGATGGTGGTCGACGGCGTCGACCAAGCTGCCGCCGAACGCTCGGCCCTCGGCCTCTAAGGACAAAAGCACATGACTCAAGTAACCCAAGACCAAGAACTGCCGAGCTGGCTGAAGCTGAGCGATGAGGGCGTTACCGTAACGCTCAAATACAAGACCCTGATCAGCGGTATCCTGACGGACAAGCTGATGATGCGTGCGCCCAGCGTCATGGATTGGCGCGCCTCCAAGGTGGCAGGCAATGGCGACTATGAAAAACAGGAGTTGTCGCTGTTTAGCAGCTTGCTGGGGCTCACCGAGGCGGAATTGTTGAGCTTGAAATACAAGGACTATCAGCGCCTATCGGCGGGCTATTTTCGCCTGGTCGAAGAAGACGACGTTTAACGCAACCACCCTCAAAATGGCGGCCCAACGCTTGGCGAAAGAGACCGGTTTCTCTGCCGCCGAGATTACGGCCATGCCCTTTGATCAGATGGTTTGGTGGCTCACGGATTGAGCCGCCCTTGATTTACCCGACGTATAGGGCAAGTACATGGCGAATAAACTCGCGCTCGGCCTGGTCATTGGTGGGGCGGTCAGCTCTACCGTGGGTTCAGCGTTCAAGGATGTCAGCAGTCGCATCAAGCGCCTGGAGGCCGAAGGTAAAAAAGCCCGGGTGCTGGAAAAGACCATTGGCGACACCATGCGGTTGCGCGATGAATGGCGCAAGGCACACATGGCGGGCGAGAAGGGCGCCGGTGCGCTGCTGAAGCAGTTGGAAAGCAATCTCAGCAGCCTGAAGAAGCAAGGCGTTGAAGTCCGCAATCTGGCCAAGGCTTACAGCACCATGGGGCAGGCGGCCGCCAAGGCCGAGCTGAAAGCCAAAGGTCACCATCAGATCGATGAGGGCAAGCAGCGCCTGAGAAGCAGTGTCGGCCAAGCGGTCGCCGGCACGGCGGCGCTGGCGATCCCGGCCAAGATCAGCGCGGACTACGGCGCAATCATTCGTGATATTGCGATCAAGTCGAACATTGCCAACAAGCCTGAAGAAGCGAAGCTGTCCCAGACGGTGATCGATACGTCTCGCGACACCGGCATGGCGCGCAATCAGGTGGCCGAGGTGGTCAACGCGCTGGTGGGGGCTGGCATGGAGCTGGACAAGGCCCTGCAATATGCCCCCACGGCGGCCAAGTTCGCCGTGGGCCAAGGCTCGGATGGCGGCGAAACCGCACGCATGATCAACGCCCTGGGGCAGAATGCCAAAATCACTGATCCGGCCATGATGCAAAAGGCGCTGGAGGCGATCGCCTACCAAGGGCAAGCGGGCAGCTTCGAGGCGGCCGACATGGCGCGCTGGTTCCCTGAGCTGTTGGCCGGCATGGGCAAGCTGGGTATCACCGGTATGGATTCGGTCACGCAACTGGGCGCGATGCTTCAGGTGCAAATGAAGACTGCCGGCGGTTCGGATGAGGCGGCGAACAACCTCAAGAACTGGATGGAAAAAATCGGTTCGGGTGACACGGTCGAGGCCTACAAAAAGGCCGGGATCGACTATCAGGGCTCGATGAACACCGGCCTACAGAATGGCAAATCGACGCTGGAATCCAGCTTTGAGCTGGCCCAGAAGTACATTGCGGCGACCGATCCGAAAAAGGCCGCCGCCATGGCGGAAGCCACGGCCAAGATCAGCAAGGAGACCGATCCGGAAAAAGCCAAGGCCATGATTGCCTCCCTGGAGCAGGCCTTGCGCACCGGCGACCTGTTCGCCGACATGCAGGTCAAGGGCGCCTTGACCGCGTACATGCAGAACAAGGATCTGTATGCGAAGTTGAAAAGTGAGTCGGCCAGCGCCACAGGGATTCTGGACAAGAACCTTGAGGAGCGCCGGCAATCCTCCGCGCAGAAACAGGCGGAAATGGTCCAGGGTATCGACGACGCCCTGCGTGGCATTGGTGATGCCTTTCGGCCAGTGACTGACGCAGTGGTCGATGGGGTGACCTCCGTCACGCAAGGCCTCGCCAAACTGTCCGATGAGTCGCCGCGCCTGGTGACGGGCATCGGTGCGGCCGTCGCGGCCGTGATCGGCTTTCAGACCGCCATGAGCGGCTTCAAGATTGCCAAGGGGCTGATGAACATCGGGCGCGGCTCGCTGATGGGCAATCCCAACATCCCGCAAAAGGTGATCGTCACCAACATGCCGGCCGGTGGTGCCGGCGGGTTGGATGGCGGTGACCTCGATGTCGGTGGTGAAGAGGGCAAGAAGGGCGGCAAGGGTCGTGGCGGTCGTGGAGGCGGCGGGAGTGGTGTCGGTTCTGTTGTCAAAGGTACGGCGGTGGTCGCGGTGGCTGAAGCCGGTTTTAAGGCGTTGGATACCTACCAGAATGCCGAGACGCAGGACGAGAAGGCCGAAGGCTATGGCGCGGCGGCGGGTGGTTTGGCCGGTACGCTCGCTGGTGCCGCCGCCGGTGCGGCGATTGGTTCGGCCGTGCCGATCATTGGCAATCTGGTGGGTGCCGTGATCGGTGGCTACCTGGGCAGCATGGGCGGCGACGCCTTGGGCGGTGTTCTCGGCAAGTCGGTGTTTGGCGCCGATGAGACGCTGAAGACCATGCCCACGACCGGGCCGCTGATGATGGCTAACGCCGGCAAGAGCATCCCGCCGGTGATGGGCGACATTGTCAAATCGTTCGCCGCGCCAGTACCAGGGTCGCTGGTGATGGCCAACGCCGGCAAGGTGGTACCGGGCGGGCGAGCCCCCGCTGCACGTACGTCTAACGCTGCCGAAACGCAGCCCGGGGATGTCGCACGCGCCATGATGTTGCCGCCGGCTAGTGCTGACGCCAGTGTGGGGCCGTTGGTCAACGTCCTGGCGCCGGCTGCGAAGCCGGAGCCCGCCAAGATCGAATCCAAGGTGGACATTCAGGCGCCGTTTTCGATGGTGGTCAACGGTGACGTGAAAGACGGCGCGGCGCTGTATGCGCAACTCAAGCCGTTCCTCGATCAGCATCAGCGCGACCTTGCCAAGCAACTGGAGAGCCGCAAGCTCTACGACGAACCGCATGTTTAATAAGGAGGACTCATGGAAGCATTGGGTCAATTACAGTCGGGGCTGAAGTATCTGGCCTCGGCCGGGGAAACGGGCCGGCGCAGCCTCGACGGCATGCTGGGCCCGGTGAACGGCGCGATCGGGGAAATCACCGGCGCGGCGTCCGAGCTGGAGGGGCTGCCCTTTGTCGGTCCCGCGATGGGGGCGAAGCTGCAGCGGGTCATGCGCGGGGTGAATGCGGCTCAGGCCAAGGTCGGGCAGGTGGTGGCCACGTACAACACGGCCACCCGGGCGCTGTCGCAGATCGACGAGCGCATGGCGGTGCTGAAGGAGCAGACGGGCAAGGCGGCGACGGCGATCAACAAGATCGCCGGCAAGGTCAGTCCGGCGCTGGCCAACATCGTGCCCACCGGGGCCTTTGCCACGGATTCGACGCCGGCGCCGGAGGCAGTGAAGCCGTTCCCGCATTTGCTGATCATCCAGCCCCAAGACCCCAAGGCGCAGCCGTATTTCTTCAACCTCGACACGGCGGCCTTTGACGAGCTGCGACGCTCGACCGAATTCCGCTGGGCTTCGCAGGAACGCCTGTCGCGCCGACCGGCGCAGCAAGCCGTGGGCATGGGCGACGAGAAGATCACGCTCAAGGGCGCGATCTTTCCGGGGTTCAAAGGCGGTCTGAAGCAGCTCGACACGCTGCGTGCGATCGGCGCCAGGCTTGAGCCGTTGAGTCTGGTCACGGGCTATGGCGACGTGCTGGGGAACTGGTGCCTCAAGAGCATTGAGGAAGAACAGAGCGCGTTGATGCAGGGCGGCATCCCGCGCAAACAAGGGTTCACACTGGAGTTTGTGCGCTATGGCGACGACATGCAGAACGTCTGACGGGGATCTGTTGGATACCATCTGTCACAACTACTACGGCCATCTGGTCGGCAGTGTCGAGGCGGTCCTTGATGCCAATCAGGGTTTGGCTGACGAGCCTCAACCCTATCGCGCCGGGGTAGTTATCACGCTGCCAGATCTGCTGGCCCCCGCTACGGAGCAGGTAACGCTATGGGACTGATGGTCTACACTCGCGTCGTTCATCGTTTCAAACTCCTTACTTTCTTGCCCGCCTTGTGCGGGTATTTTTTTGGAACAAATTCATGACGCCCATCTTTCGTATCGTGGCGGATGGTGCCGATATCACGAGCCTCATCAACGATCGGCTGTTGCAGCTCAGCACCACGGACAAGCCCGGCATGGAGTCGGATGAGTTCGAACTGCGCATTGACGACCGCGACGGGCTGGTGACGCTGCCCCGTAAGGGCATCGGCATCGAGATCTACCTGGGCTATGCCGAGACGACCCTGACGCGCCTGGGGCGTTATGTGGTGGACGAGGTCACGGTGTCCGGTCCGCCGGATGTGATCGTGATCAAGGGTAAGGCCAGCGACATGCGCGGCAGCGGCAAGACCATCCACAGCGGTAGTTGGGAGAACGTGCCGCTGTCCAAGATCGTCAGCGATGTCGCCACGCGTAATGGCTGGCAGCCGGTATGCCCGGTCACGACGAAGGTCGCCCGGGCGGACCAGCTCAGCGAGTCCGATTTCAATTTCATCACGCGCCTGGCCAAGCAATACGACTGTACCGCCAAGGTGGCCGACGGGAAGCTGTTGGTAATGCCCCGTCAAGGCGGGCAGACGGCCAGCGGCAAGGCGTTCGGGGCGGTCACTCTGACCCGCAGTGACGTCAGTCGCTGGCAGTTTCGCTTTGGCGATCGCAGCGCGCACAAGGCCGTGGCCACCAAGCACCAGGACAAGAAGACCGGAAAGCTCGCGGTCGTCTCCCTGGACAATGACGACGTGCCGGACGGCCTGCCAGCGGTGCATACCGATCGACATATTCACCCGAACAAGACCGCCGCGGAATCGGCGGCCAAGGCGCGCTTGGCGGCGTTCAACCGCTCGAGCGCGGGCGTTCGCTTTGAAATGCCCGGGCGCACGGATCTGTTTGCCGAGCGGACCATCAACGCCCAGGGCTTCAAGGTCGGGCTCGATGGTGAGTATCTGACCGACTCGGTCGAGCAGGTCTACACCCAAGCCGGCTGGTCGACCACCGTCGAGTGCAACGGCGGTAATAAAGGCAAAGCCAAGGCCAAAGGCAGGAAAAAGAAGAAGGAGGCGAAGCCAGTCAAAGTCGTGTCCCTGAAGTAACGCGAAAACGAACCCATAGCCGCCGAGTGCGGTTTTTTTATGCCTGGAGTTTGTATGTCATTAACCGAGCAACAGCTGCAACTCATCATGCCCAACGCCCGCCGCCAAACGGGCGTTTTTGTATCCGCCCTAAACACAGCGATGGCCCATCGACAAATCAATACGCCGAAGCGACAGGCCGCGTTCCTGGCCCAAGTCGGCCACGAATCCGGCCAGTTGCAGTATGTCCGTGAACTGGGCGGCGATCAGTATCTGAGCAAATACGACACCGGCAACCTGGCCGCGAAGCTGGGCAACACCCCTGAACCCGACGGCGATGGCCAGCGCTATCGCGGTCGCGGCCTGATCCAAGTGACCGGTCGAAACAACTACCTGCGCTGCAGCCTGGCGCTGTTCGGCGATGAGCGATTGCTGCGCACCCCAGAGTTGCTCGAGCTGCCGCACTGGGCTGTTGAGTCGGCCGCCTGGTTCTGGTGGGTACGTGAGCTGAATGCCCTGGCGGATCGGGATGAGTTCGAGGCGATTACCCGCAAGATCAACGGTGGCCTCAATGGCCTGGCGGATCGATTGCGCTTGTGGGAGCGGGCGAGGGCGGTGCTATGCGTCTCTTCGACATGATCCCGGCGCCGTATCGGCTGTTCGCCATCGGTGTGCTGCTGGCGGCATTGGCCGGTGGTTCTGCCGCCTTGGCTTGGCAGGTACAGGACTGGCGCTACGGTAGCCAACTGGCAGGCCAGGCCAAGTTGCACACCGACACCCTCAATCAACTGACCCTGGCTGCGACCGCGCAGCAACAAGCCGAGCAGGCCAAACGTCTGGCCCTGGAGCAGCGGCTTTCAGCCAGTGAACAAACCCATTACCGAGCCCTGAGCGATGCCCAACGTGATCAAGGTCGCCTTCGCGACCGTCTTGCCACTGCTGATCTGCGCCTGTCAGTCTTACTCGACGTCACCGCTGCCGGCGGCAGCGTCTCGGTGCCAGCCACCATCGCCACCGGCGGCGTGGTTCATGGCGCCACAAGAGCCCAACTTGACCCAGCGCATGCTCAACGAATTATCGGCATCACCGATGCCGGCGACCAAGGACTGATCGCCCTGTCTGCGTGCCAAAATTACATAAAGTTAGTAATCGAGGAGAAATCATTTTAAGTTGTCGGAAGATGCAGTGCTTCTTTTGGGGGTATCTTCTATATTTGCGATGCTCACAATGTGATTGTCTCTGTTCGCGATTTTATACAGCTCGCGCCGTTGCAATATATAGGTATATTGTGGCGAAGCAAGAATAGTTTCTCCCGAGACAGAGGCTCCTTCTTTGGTTTTTATGGAGTGACTAACTTTAAGCTTTTGTGTTGGGTTGGTGTTATTTTGTTTGTCGAAGAGTTTGTTTGCTCTTTCTTCACCTCTGTGGAGTCCCACTAAAGGGATGATCAGTACTATAAAAGCGAGGTAACCAATCATCATGGCTGCTACAGTTTTATCAACGCGATCTCGATTCTTAAAAAAAATTGATACCGGAAACAAAAAAATGCAGGTCATTACGATCAATATCGCTAGGGCGCCTAGAAGAAAGTGATCTGCCGCTGCACTGAAAGAGGCAACTACAATTTCTATGTAACCTTGGAAAAGTAATGTGGATAGGCTCAGGTCTAACTCATTTGTGCTTATTCCAAATGCCTGCAAATACCCCGTAAAATCTACATAGCCCATAATAGCGAGGCAGCTGTTGAGTAATACCGCTGTGAGCGCTAGTATTTTCAATGAAAGATCAAAATTTAATTCTTTTCTAGGCGGCTTTTGCGGAGTGTCGAATGATGAGGTTTGAGCGTTATCTTTCTCTTTGCAAGATAGTTGCGGATTTACAATCTCAACTTTTAAAATTCTTTCACTTCGTTGCCAAAATCGCTTCATGCTCATTAACTCCCTGATTGGTTGCCCGAATAACCCGTTCTAAAAAGGAGCAACGGGTTGGATGCGTCAACATCCAACCCGTCGCCTCACCTGCAGATTGCCCCTGCAAGTCCAGCCAAGGCTCCTACTTCGTGCACAAAGCGCGACGAGCCTAGCACCTGTTTATCCATACAGTAAAGGTCTTGCATTTCATGTCTACACCCATAATCCCTTGGATGGGCGGAAAACGCCGCCTAGCCGACCGCCTCATTCCGCTTTTTCCGCCTCACGAATGCTACGTCGAAGTCTTTGCCGGCGGTGCCGCGCTCTACTTCATGCGGCCCCAGGCCGCGCCCGTGGAAGTCCTCAACGACATCAATGGCGACCTGGTGACGCTGTACCGCGTCGTGCAGAACCACCTCGAAGAGTTCGTGCGCCAATTCAAATGGGCGCTGAGCTCACGCCAAGTGTTCGAGTGGCAGAAGATGACCCGTCCCGAAACCCTCACCGACATCCAGCGCGCCGCCCGATTCTTCTACCTGCAGCACCATGCCTTTGCCGGCAAGGTCACCGGGCAGACGTTCGGTACCGCCACCACCGGCCCTGCCATTAACCTGTTGCGAATAGAGGAAAACCTCTCGGCCGCCTGGCAGCGCCTGTCCGGCACCTACGTCGAAAATCTCCCTTGGCTTGAATGCGCCGAACGCTACGACCGTGCCCATACCTTCCATTACATGGATCCGCCTTACTGGCAGACCGCCGGCTACGGTGTGGATTTTCCGTTCGAGAACTATGAGCGGATGGCTGACTTCATGCGCCGTTGCAAAGGCAAGGTGATGGTCAGCATCAATGACCACCCGGACATCCGTCAGGTGTTTGAGGGTTTTCATTTCGAGACGCTGGACATCCGCTACAGCAACACCAACCAGCGGCAAGGCAAGGCCGAAGTCAGCGGTGAGTTGGTAATCATGAATTGGGAGCCTGCATCATTGGGTGGGCTGTTTTAGTTACCCAAGTTGTCCACCCGCGCATAGGGTCAGCCGGAAAGTCAGACAAATGAATCGCTGATAGGGTTGATCAGGCCGCTTTGCTGATTGCGGACATTGCCCACCGCGCGGTCGACCTTGAACCACTCGAAAGCCTCGGCGGGCTCGCCCTGTAGCAGCACCATCTGCTCGGCGCGCTCGTTTGGAGTGGCCGGATCCAGCCATTCCCGGACCAGCTCGGGGCTGAGCGTCACCGGCTGACGATCGTGAATATCTACCATGCCGCCTTTGCTGTCGGCGGTGATGATCACGAAGCCGTCATATTCACTCGGACCAAGTTCGGCGCTCGGGTATTGGCCGATCGCGGCACACAGGATCGCTGCTCGGTCTTTCCGGCGGATCAGGTAGGGCTGTTTTTTTGGTCCGCCTTCATCGACCCACTCAAACCAGTTATTGATCGCTATGATTGCCCGGTGCGGCCAGATTGCTTTGAAGAACGCTCCATGGGCGACTTTCTCTACCCGGGCATTGATAGGCGCGGCGCGGTCCTTGGCCCAATGCGGCCGCCATCCCCAGCGCACCATGTCGGCTCGCAGAAACTGACCTTCCTGATGGAAGAGGGCGAGCTGGGTGGTGGGCGCAGCGTTGTAACGCTCGAAAGGCTCGTCGCCTGCATAGTTGATCAGGGCGTTGGGCATGCTCAGCGCTGCGACAAAGTCGTGAATACCACTGTATTGGGAAAGGCGCCCGCACATTGGAAAGTCCTCCGTCCGTGCTTTCAGCGTAGACCAGCCCCTGGATGCTTCATGATGAAACCTTGTCCGGAGCAGGTGGCGCACTCGTCTCTTCGGTCAAAGCAGTCGAGGCAAGCGGGACAAGTTCTGAACCTGGCCAGATCAATAAACGGTCGGATCTTTTCGTAGGCATAAAGGTCGCGTTCTTCCAGCGCGACCTGCGCCGCGTCGATCAGGGCGCGATACATACCACATCCACCGCATTTCCATTCTAACTGGCTAGGTGCGATAGTCTGCGTGTGCCTTTGGGAAGAAAGCAGCCCACGGGCATAGGATGAATTTACCGCCTTTCAATAGGATGATTTCGATGACCTCAAGCGCCCGCTCCTTCCGAGACCTCGTTACAGATGCACATGACGGAAAATTAAAGCTTCCTGCATTTCAGAGAGGCTGGCGTTGGAGGACCGACAAAGTAATCAAACTGTTCGATTCCCTTCGGCAGGGATACCCTATTGGTGCCCTATTATTTCTGAAAGGAGAAAATGAGTTGCTCGCGCCGAGAACCTTTGAAGGTGCCTGCGTTCAAGCCCCGGATAAGGCTGCCGATTTTCTTGTATTAGATGGCCAGCAGCGGCTTACTGCTGGCATTCATCTTTTGTACGCCACTGGACCGAGACAATATTATCTTCGACTGGATCGCCTCTTTGAGCTTTGCTGTTCAAAAAAAATTAATTTCGAAATAAAAGAAGAAGTAATTCAATTTGTTCATGATCTTGATGAAACTGATAGTTATATCTCTGCTAGACCACGCACAGTCGACCCACGCTCGCAATTAGTAAAGAAACACTTACTATGCACGTCCTTGCTAGCAGACTCCACGGAATTAAATTTGGCAATCCTTGATTATGTTGCAGAATATTCTGATCGAAGGGACTTTGCCTATCGCCTAATCGTGCCATTTTTCAGCCTGGCTAAAACTGACACAGTTCCAGTAATTGAGATCGAAGCCACTACCCAAATTGAATCTATTAGCCGAATATTTACAACCTTAAACACCACGGGGCAAATGCTTACACCTTTCGAGCTTGTAGTGTCGATCCTATTTCCTAAAGATATTGATCTTACTCAGGAGATCAAGGACTTTCGAGAGAAAGGCAAATACTATGAAAGCATGGATGGGACTGGAGAAATCCTTCTGCAAACAATTGCCATGCTCGGCGGAAAGGAGCCTAAAAAGGCAAACTTGCCAAAAACAATAAACGCAGAACTCTACACAGCTTATAAAGAGTCAGCATTTCAGTCGCTTGAGACATTAGGAAAGTTTCTAACTGATAATCTCGGCGCAGCACTAGATTCCAAAGGTGTAGATATGGTTCCCTATGACGCCATCTACGCACCAATGGCGCTAGCCTTAAAAGAAATTAACGGCCGAAACCTCAAGGGTTTAGATAAGTTAAATGCAGAAAAGAAGCTAGCACGATGGTATGTTGGTTCTGCGCTATCTCAAAGATATCAAGAGGGCGTCCATAACAAGCAAGTTCGCGACTACGAAGATTTCAAACTTTGGCTTGATAATGACTCATCTGTTCCTTCCTGGGTGACCGAAGTTACGATACCGCGACTTTTACGTCACTCACCTAACGGAGCTATTGGAAAACTGATCCGAGGGCTGATCAACTATCGAAACCCTAAAGATCCAGTTTCATCCAACGGCATCGGTTTTCGCCCAGGCGCTTTCCCCACGGAAAAGCATCATATTTTCCCCAAAAAATACCTTCCGACAATATCTGGTTGGAATAAGGGAGATCAGGGTGACGTCATACTAAACCTTATGTTTTTAGAGTCTGAAACAAATAGGCGATGGATCAATGGAAATCCTGCGGATCATGTACAAGAAGCATCAAATAATCATGGAGATGCAATAGTCGCTGAAAATTATAGACTTCAATTTATCGAAAGCACCGCTTTCGAAGTCCTCAAAAAGCCTTCAAAATCGAAAGAGGATTTTGAAGAGTTCGTCCTACTTCGTGAAAAATCAATGCAAGACCATATAGCAGCGTCCTTCAACTTCACGATGGCTGGAGTTGAAGAGATAGATGATGAGGAAGACGAGCCAGAGGACTGAACCATTTACTTGCTCGCTAGTGTCTGCTATTAGCTGAGTATGGCCTCGTGCTTTTGCTCAGGATTATTGGATGCTAAATACTGACATACGGCGAATGTTGACTCGCTGCCTGTTTCATACGACAGGCAGCTACGGGGCGATAGTGGACGTCCCAAGCGCTTAAAAATTAATGGTTTATTGGTAAGAGCCAGATTGGCTTAAATAAGATTAGGGGCTTTTTTTGGATAACGAAAGCGGAGTTATGGCGGCCTTCACTCGCAGCCTGAAAGTTATGGCAAAAATGCATGGAGCTTTTTTTGAGTACTACCCTACTGGCGGGCAGGATAGGAGTCTGCTGGGGGATACAGTTTTCACCAACTCGACCAAGTACAGCTTGGTGGAATTTAAAGACACAACCGAAAAATTCATTTCCGAGAGGCTGAAAAAGCAACGAGTTCTAGCAGTTTGCAAGGCTGTTTTTAACAAAAATGCAATGCGAAATTTGCACGACAGTTGCCATTTCATTGCTGGAGATGATCCGAAAACGTCTGAGCAGGTTATGTATGTTTATCGTCACGCGATTTGTAACAGGCAGGTTTTCTCTAAAGATACCGAGAAAAACTTACCTTTTCTCGCGGCACAAGCGAATGCAGCGAGCAAATTATTCCTTGATGAGTATGCCGCAGATGTTTTCTCTACCAAGCCAAGATTTGCTTTGAGTGTGGATGAATTTACAACTTACTTGGAGATGTTAGTGGAAGCTACAACTAATGGCCGGAAAAACTTGGCGGTCTGCTTAGTAGCCTCGAGCATGAATGATCAAAATCGCTGTGTGTCAACTCGATTTGACAATATCACCGAGCTGCACAAATGGGCTGTTGATCATATTTACACATCGCCTCCGGATACAGTTAGCAAATCAAAAGGGCATAATGATCAGGATGATCTTGCCTTGTAGCGCGAGGGATAGGAAAGCGGACCTAGGCTTAATTTTCGCTATCCGCCGATAGACTCCTTCGAGGACAGGCAGCATTCGACCATTTGCAGTCGTTAGCGAATGTCTGCAATGGGTCGGAAACGCCCCTTGATCATAGACAGCAATCGACCCAGGCTGTGTAAAAACGCAGGCCCCGTTTTGAAGTCTGCGTCGCTACGTAAAATCTGACCGTGATTGGCAGATCAGTGGTCCTGAAATTTGCGTAGGAACGCGGTTTTCGTTCCGATTCGAACCTTCAAACCTGCTCTAAAACGTTTTTACACAGCCTGGACCCTTAGCTGCCCTCCGCAGACGGCAGATACAAGCCAATAGCTGGCGTTGAACCGCTAGGTTGATTCGAAGAAACCCTGATCGAATAGCTCTAAGCGAATTTTGCAGAGCCTGCTCGAACAGCTAAAAAATATCGTTCCATTGTGCAAAACTCACTTATCACGATGTTCGTCACAAACTTGGGAAGCTCGTTCAGATTACGAATCAGAAACATTCCAAGGTGCCGGTTCAGAAGCGCCGGCGTGAGACCAATTTGGCGTGGCAATGCGGTTCATCAGCAGTCTTTCCTAGGACGGGAGACTGATGTGCAAAATGGTCTAAGCACATTCATTCCTCCTTCTCCTCTTCGCAATGGCTCCTGATGCCGCCAACGCTGCTGGCTGGCATAACACTCCATTCAGTGTCAGTCGAACCAGATCGCCATTGCGAGCGCCGACATACCCAATTTGAGATGCTCAACTATTATTGAGTCTGGGTATGTCATTTTTCCATTGTTCTTTTCGGTTAATGGTTCTTCTATACGCTGGAGGTTCAAATGAAGCACAGTACTGGAAATAAAAAAAACGAGCATATTCCCGAAAAAAAACGAAGCGTTTATAACTTGTTTGATACAGGCGCGAAAGACTGGGGGGAAGTAAAAGCCCAGGTAAAAACAGAGCTTGAAAAAATCGGAGAGGGCCGAGTTGCAGATTGGTTGGCAACCTTTGACCAATCATTTGGCGACTTTTCTAAAAGCGTAGTGCTGGATTCATCACGTAAAGTCTTGCAAGGATTTCGTAGTGGTAATTCGCGCCCTCCTTATGAACCGCACCTATTTGAATCGTTGTTGAAGGGGTGTGGCTCTCTATTGGACAGATGTCTTGCAAATAAAAGAGATCTTGCTGAGATGGAAGTGGCGGGTATTAAAGTAGCGCTGGACTACCTAAGCTATCGAAAGCTTCGTCCGATCTCTGACGAATTGGAAAGTTGCGTGTTACAAGATGAACGTGCGCACAAAATGCGGGAATCGATGGAGGAGGCGGCACGTGTATTTGCTGGCGGCGCAGCAGCATCTGATCATGTTGCGTTGGGATTACGCGAACAGGCGTTGGGAAGTGCGGAAGATTACCAGAAATTAAATGTTCTTGAAGCCCGTCGAAGAGTTTTATTGAAATACAAAAGTGATATTTCTGACGACGCCCAAACTGCCATGTTTACACGCTACCTGGCTCCAGGTGGAGTGCAGAACTTTGCCGAGCGTCATATCAGAATACGTAAGTTGTTTAAAGAGGATCTCGATGAAGCATTTCGAAAAATATACTCAGTGTGCGTTGGAATCAGGCAGTGCTTTAAAGTTGTGAAACTCGATGGATACCCCCTTGATGTGCCGCTATTCGAAAGCCATGCGGATATCGGCGGTTGGTGTCAACAGCAGGCAAGTTGGATTGATTTAGTAGCTCCTGATATATTGGATGCACTCGTATTGTGGACGAGAAGAGCAATGCGTGAGCTGGAGCGGATCATTCAGTATGAAACTGAAGATACGATCGTCTTGCCACTTAATCAGTACTGGTTGCTTGGTTTGGATGCTGCTACCCCCAATCAACCACTAACGACCGACTTCATTCGTCACTCAATGAATAAAGATGGGATTTTGGAGTTCTATCTTAATTCTGGTCTTATGCCTTTTTATGATAGCTACAGAACAGTTCGGGTGCTTGGGGTAGGTATTTCGGTATCCGGATACGAACACATACTAACCCCATTTGCCTATCACCAAGACTTGGCAGGGGAGTGGCCGATCGAGCCAAAAACAGAGGTAGACTTTAATGCTAGAAAGGTTAATGTCGAAAAAGCGGCAAAACTCAGCGCAATGGAAATCAACAAGAAGTTCAATGCCATGATTTGGTTCCCAAATCTGATGATCGGAGAACTGTTTACATACGAAAGGCTGCCAATGGCGTGTAGTAGTGTTGGTTATGAGCAAGGTGATAATGAAGTAAATATAAAATGTGATCCTATGTGTCGCAACGTCAATCCGTTTGAGGGTATGTGGAAAATTCAAATCGATAGCAGAGCGCTTCTATATTTTGGGTGGGATCACGGTGACGCTCACAGCCCTCCTTCCGAATTGTCGCTGACGAGAAATAGCATCAATGGATTATTTCTGCATCTACGACTCAGAATGCTTCCAAAGGGGATATCCCTTTGAGTGCCCGGACTGCTAAGCCTGGCCAGAAAGGAAACAGGCTTTCTTCTGAAGAGGCCGCGCAATGCGGAATATCGACAGTTTCAGACCCGTTGTCTGCCAGAGGTTATTTTGAAAGTGGAGGAATTGCCCTGGCGGGTTCATACATGTCATATGTTGCCACCGCACCTATTTTGGCTGCCGAAGCAACCGCTATGGGGGCCGCGGGCGCTGCTATAGGCGCAACTGCACTCATGATTGGCGGTGCTGCAGCTTTGTCAATGATAGTAATGGGAGGGGTTGTTCTGACTACAGGCAAGAGCCCGCTGACTAATGATCAAAAAGCACAGTTTGAAGCGATAACAAATCTCTACGGACAATTAGCTTTTACGATTTCTGCTTTTATTACGTCGAAGTATGACAATGCAATTTTTGCTGCTAAAACAACTAAAGCTGTCACGGATATTTTCAAGTTTTCAAGTTCGGGGGGCGCACTAATTGACAAAGGTATGGCTACTAATGCGCTGGACTTCTTATTGAACTTAAAAGACGCTCAAGAAGGAGTAGGTTATCTCGGTACAGACTTCAGAAAGGATTTTGATAAGCTTTTAGCTGAATCTGATTTTATGTCACTTTTTGAGAGTTCCAGACCGACATCGACAGAAGGTTCATTTCCTGATAGGTCAGATCTTGGAGGCCGAATAAGGGATGCAGGTGTGGGGGACGCTGAAGGAGACGATGGAGGAGAAAGTAGCGGGGAAACCGATGATGGATGGTTTTGAAAGAAAACTTTTTCAACAGAATCGGCCGATAGCTGCCTGTGAGGTGAACCAGACTCGTTCCCCGAATCTACCTCGACATGACTGGCGACGGGCCTTGGGTATCGATTAATCGATGTCCAGTTTTTTCAATCGAGCCAGGCCTTGTTTGATATGGCCAGCGTTTTCAGCCATGGTCCACAGTGCGCCACGGACATTTTCACCCACTTCCCGTGCCCCTTGCTCCTCAACCAGCAGTGTCAATTCCATAATGGCCGCCTCCAGGGCTTGCTGGTTTTCGTACAGCCTCTCCAGTACATCTGGCAATGAATAATCGCTTGGCATTGTGTCGATTCCTTTCGAGAAAGCCCAGCATAGCAATGACAGTGACCTCAGTTTTGGAGTCTGGAAGAAGTTGTCGAGGCGAGAGAGTGATGTGACTGAGTCCAGCAGATTTGGGAATGGGGCAATGGTAAAGGCAAAAATGGGGCAAACTGTACGCCAAACCATGCCATTCAATGCCCGCTATGCATTTGTGCAAGCAAGCAAGAATGCGCGTTAGGGCCAACAAACACGGGCCTCTCCCGCCAAAACCGCCACATACCCAAGCGCAATTGGCGTATGACAGACTAAGTCTTTCTTCGGTCACCAATTTCCTTGGCTGTAGGTATCGTAACGTGGGGGGTAGGCCTTGATATAATTTGTTCGTAAGTTTCCGCCTCCAAAATCTCTGTTAGTTTTTTGCAGGAGGTATCAAATTCCGATGTTACCCATTCGAGTGCTCGGTCGATTAGAGCTTTCAAGCTGGACCAGTGAGAAGCATCTAGTGTTGAACTCGTTGCAGAGAGGCAAACTATTTTTTCTATATTGTAATATTTGCTTCCATCGTTAATGGCTGCACAAGACAAACACTGGTTGTAAGAGTTTTCATCGTGGGCAATATGTTTATTTCTAAGTAGTTTGAAGTATTTAAATGACTGGTCTGCTTCCTTTGGTAGGCCCTTATATATCTGATCGGACATGAGGAGGAAGCGGACGCCATCACCAAAACATTTAAAGAAATGGATAATTGCTGATCTCCATAAAGCTTCCCGTATGAATTGGTCCTCAGTACGATTAATTGCATCAAGACAAGAGCTGGAGAATTCAATATCTTTTTTGTGCAAGTAAATATCGGCTATGCGCTTGGCCAGTGGATGATCAATTTCAACGAGTTTTACTGCATCGGCAACTCCGAAAATGCTCAATCCATTTTCAGTCATGACTAAATCTAGATTTTCCAATCGTACTCTCCGTTCTTAAGTTCTGTACGATGACTCGGTTGAGCGCATCAGGTATGAAAGGTGGTGCACATTCAACTGCGCTATCCTGGGGGATTTGACTCTGCTGGCTTGAGTGGCCAGTTCTGATAAATTGCAGTCACCGTCTTCACCTTGAGCATGGCAGCTAGCTTTTCAGCGAGTGTTTTTACCAGCAGAGCAAGCAGGTTCAGTTTTGTTAGGTCACCCGCATAGCTACTTTTATAGATCGAGATTGCTACATACAAGTTAATACAAGCCTCTTTCGATTTTTGATTCTGCTAGCGTAGCCGATAGTGGGCGTGGAAATTTATTTAGGGCAAATTTAGGGCAAACCCAGGGCCGGCATAGACCGCATTGCGATAGGTGAAAAGGGAGAAATAATCGAATTTGCTGGCCTTAAGCGGTCTCCAGGGATGTTGGTGGGGGTTCGAATTTGTTACTCGAAGACCATGCCCATCGACCGGTTGAATCCACAACCCAAAGCGGTCTTTCGCGTTTTCCTGCCTGAGAAAGTTATGTAACCTAGCGATAGCGCAGTAAGGGGGCGTGGTGCTACTTCCTGCCGCCCAACAACAACTCATCCCAAAAACTGGACGTCAACTCTCCGCCTCGAAAAATTACTTCCTTAATTGCACGCGCACATAATGGCAAACCTTCCTTGAGGGCAGTTTCCGCTCGCGCAGCATCCTTTGCTTTTTTTGATAGTTTCCCCGAGTGTGCAGCAGAAGATCGGCAGCTATATAAATCGCGCAGCAGAGAGTAAATATACTTGCGCTCAGTAAAATCCCGCCCTAATAGCCAAGCACCGCGGAGCCGAAGCGTTAACGAAATCTGGGCCGTATCATCAAGCTCTGCAAGTAACAATGACTCCATCGCTACGCCAAGGTCAATTGCTCGATCCACCAAGCTGTCGTGACGGACAGCTTCATTGAGGCGATGAATCGGTACCTCAAGTTTTTCTCGCTGTGCCTTAGGCAATGCGAAGTAGGTGGTGAGCGTTCGTTTAAAATCTTCCAACTCATCTAAAGTGGCGTCATACACTTGACCAATACCAGCTTCTTGGTATTTAGATTCCCAATTGCGAGCAGTGACTCCATAAAGAAAGGCGCCTTCTTGTAGTTCCGAATAGCTGCGGCGATTAATGACGATAGACGGTGAGATTATCGTCAGTAATTCCGAGATGTGCTTTAGATAATTAACCTCATCAGTATCAAAAGTTTGCCATGCTGCATCACCAGGGTGAAAAAATTTTGGCCGCACGTTTGTAAGACGGAACAACACCGAATCAGGGCTTCCTACCGAAGGCGTGTAATCCACCGGCAGCGTCGGCGACATGAAATCAAAAGCCGCCTGCCTTTCCGCATACTCTTTCAAAAAAAGCTTTAAAGTTGTTGATGGAACTGAATCTGGGCTTGCAATGAAAACATCATCTAGCAGCTTAAATGTACAAGGAACTTTTAAGCCGCGCAACAAAACAACTTCGATACAAGGGTTGTAGTCTTGCTCGATATATTCAAATAAGGCATCAACTGATCTCTCGACTCCTTCATCTAATGCCCTGCGAACCAGTGCCTCCCCGACACTAGATAAACTCAGCGTGGATCGCATATTCCCAAGATTCAAAATTTTTCCGTCACCTTCCTTTAGATTAGGGAGGTCCGACAACATTGCTTTATACGTGTCCGGTACAATAAATCGCTCACTTTCACCCGGGAAGCTAAATCTAAGATCCTCATTCAGCCCCGCTCTGACCACTTCTACAATTAGATCACGTAACGTAGACATTCACTCTCCTTGTTCAAGGCAACACCATCAGACTTTGGGTAAAGACAGCCCTCTGCATATTAAATCCCGCTTATAACGAATCGTTGGTCTTCATCCGGGATGATTGAAACACATCAAGTAACGGCGGCAAAAGGGTGATGGCCGCCAATCATCAGCGTTTCATTTTTGACCAGACGCAGATCTAGCCCGAAACGTTTGCTGTTGGCCGATAGCTCCCCGTGAGGTGAACCGGACTCGTTCCCCGAATCTACCTCGATATCACTGTTGACTGGCCTTTTGTGTGCGATCGGTTAACCGATGTCCAATTTCTTCAATCGCGCCAGGCCTTGTTTGATATGGCCGGCGTTTTCACCCATGGTCCACAGTGCGCCACGGACATTTCCGCCCACTTCCTGCGCCCCTTGCTCCTCAACGAGGAGGGTCAGCTCCATAATGGCTGCCTGCAGAGCCTGCTGGTTTTCGTACAGCCTTTCCAGTACATCCGATAACGAATAATCACTCGGCATGACCTCGACTCCTTTCAAGAAAAAACACAAGCATAGTACCGGCAGTGCTCCTGTCAGGCAGTTATTACGGCTTGCTTAGAAATTGCTACAAAGCGAAGAGGTTGCGGCGGTCTAGCCAGTCTGGCTGGGGCGTTGGGGAGGGCTAGACCCAATCCATCATCGGGGCGACGGAGAAGCGGCGGGAGAGCGGAGCGGGTGTGGCGGTGATTGGGGGCATTGGCGTTTCTGGAATGGGTGAGGCTGGGAGGTGGGGAGTTTATCAGGATTGGGCTTGGGGGGCTCAGGCGAGTCTTGCTGCGGTAGTTGAGAACGAGTGAGCACAGGAACGGGAGGGATTCCGCGAGATAGCGTGAGTAAATAAATCAGTCCACCTTTTTTGGTGCTCGATCTGCTGGAGCAGATGAATATACAACTAACAGGGCACAAGCATGGGCCAGCGCCACCACCGGACAATGCGGGGGAATTCGCCGCGAATGCGGGTATGGCTGTGGTACTAGCAGCAAAACTCAGACCAATTACTGGTTGAGGTGATACGCCTCTATCGATTCAAAACTGGTAATTGCAGTCACGCTCATGATAGCCAAATGCAATCGCTCTTTGGCGGGCAGCTCGCTGTTTGTTGAACTAGCTTCAATCGTACAGCCACACAAATAGTGTGCAATACTCCAGTGGACGGAAATCCTATGCCTAGGCGAGCTATTCAGGTTTATTCAACACATCTGGGAATTCCTAAGCTTGTTCACTTCACTAAGGCTGAAAATCTTCCGATGATCCTGAGGTATGGTCTATATCCTCTATCTCGCCTTCACGAGATTGGTGCTCGCCCGGTTGTCAATGATCAGCTCCGACTTGACGGGCACCCCGACAGTTCATCAACCTCTATTGCTTTTCCAAACTGCCAGATGTTTTATAGGTATCGCCAAGAAAATTTAGCAACCGAATGGGTAGTCATGAGTTTCGCCCCTGAAGTTCTTTGGGATAAGAATGTCGGTTTCTGTAAGCACAATGCTGCTGACGGTCGCATTAGTGCAATCCCACAAGCTACATTGCAGGAGCCTCAATCTTTTTATGATATGTACAGCGAGATACCGGGCTTGCAAACTCGCGCACAACAAAGACTTAGAGCTTACGATCCGACAGATGTGCAGGCAGAAGTATTGGTTTTCGATATCATCGAGCCTCGATATATCATCGCTGTAGATTTTAATAATTTGAACACTAGGAATACATACATTGGACAGTTAGGGGGCATCCCTGGAAGACTGTTCGGCACTAATGCAGGCTGCTTCGGTACACGTGGCTTTAATCGATAGGAAAAGGCATTTTTATGGCTTCTCGACCTGTATTCATTCCGTCAATGGATGGTCCCTTGTTAGTAAAGACGCAACACATTGACTTTCAATGGTTTCCCGGAATGGCCGTTTCTCAAAAACAGAAGTCAGTCTCTTCGCTTCATTCAATGGCGATGCAAAAACTTAATATAGACAGCATACTTGAAGTTTCAAGCAAGTCCCAAGAAAGTCTTGGTGTAGAGTTGAGTGCCTTTAACTTGCTATTCACTACATTAAAACAAGCCAGAACACTTAGTGTTGAATGTGCATTCCAGGGCAGTAAAGTTTTCGAGAGTGGAGGGCCCTACCTAGACCTGTTTGAAAAGACATCTAAGGAAGCAAAAAGGGACGAGCGTCTAAAAAATTCCGGACGCATCACAGGCTTCCGGTTTTTCGGAACCCAATGGGAGACAGAACCCCGCACTGCATTTTATGACTGGCTATATTTAAACGCCCTTAATAAAAACCCGGAACTTGCAGATAGGCTATCTGATTACTCGGCATTTACTGATATCGAGTTCAATCCTGAAAAGTCAATAAACTGCCAAGCCTACTCTATTGCTCTGTTCGCCTCTCTAAAGAAAAGAAATCTTCTCAATGAAGCACTTTCTAGTAAGGAGAGTTTTCTATTTATAATGTCAAACTACAGCATTAGTAACGCGCACCGAGATGACGCCGTTAGAAAAGGTCTTGATTTTTAATATTTCACGGTAATTAATAGCCAAAGTCCGCCATTTGGCGGGCTTTTAGCGCACATGAGTTCGACCAGGTCAGTGAAAGCTTTACTGTTCGCCCATGTATGGCACAAAACGTGCCGCTGCCTGTACTCTTATCTATAGCCCCTTCGGCTCCGATTTAAGAGAAAAGGGGACAGAATTTTTTTGTACGTGACAGCATGGGGAAATATATCTGTCCCGAATGGCACTTACTTAGCAGCTAACTGGCTGATGTGACTGCAAAAAAATGAAAAAAGGCTGGCCTTGGTCTACGGTGATAGTTGCGAACACACACCCACAGAG